TTATTGCGCCCGTTTTCGTTCCACAGCCTTCAACCGCTCGGCAAAGAATATGATCTTGTTCAGATCATACATTCGGCTGGCCGCGTCCTTTTCGCCAAATCGATAACAAGCCTTAAAGATATTCCCGAGCGCAAAGGACATGCCCTTGTGTTCGATCAGATCATTGAGCTCGCTCGCGCCCTCGGGCAGCTCGTAATAGCTGGTGGAGCCGCCGTCACTCACAACCATCACACATCCTCCCTCACCTTACGCTTCGGCTCTTCGAACTTCTCTGTCACAGGCCCGTCAGCAAGCAGACCGCGCAACGCTGACAACTTATCTTCCACAAGCGGCCGGAAGCGTCTCGCGGCAAAAGGCGGGTTTTCATAACCAAACTGCGGGCAAGTTCCGCGATCGACGCTCTTGAGGCGTACGCCGATGTAGGAGCCATGAATATAATGTTCGAAAGGTCCGATCCACTCGATTTCGTAAATCTCGCCTTCCTTCACCTCAAGATATTGCTCAAAGCCAACGACTGAATCGATGCAGACCACTTTCTGGCCAACGTGGAATTGGTTCATGCTGCTGCTCCTGTATCAATGCGACTGCGGATCTGTGATATGGCCTTCACTATGTCGAAATGCCCTTGCCTTTGCGCATCTTTCCAAACGGACTTTGCTACATCCGCGCAACGCTGGCGCTCTGCGAGGATGGCTTTGGCGACATTGTTAATGCGGTCTTGCGCCGTCGTTGGACGTAAGCACGCCTTTTCTGCTGCGGCCATAATGTCTTCTGGGATCGTCATGCGGATTCCTCTGATGCATATAGGTCTTCGGCAGTGTGACCAGCCACCATGTGAGTGCGCACCAACTCCTCGACACACGCCGCTTTCTCGCTTTCCTTGTAAGAGCGGCCAAATGTTATTCCGCTTTCATGCCTTTGCGGCGTGTAGCTTCCAAACAGCCATTTGTATTCGATCGCAGAACGAAGGGCGTCTAATTCCGACACAGTGTATGCTCGCTCAGTCATGCTGCTGCCCTCGCATCAATGCTTCGATACTCAACTGTCACATCGTGCTGCATCGCTTGAACTAGCCCCTTTCTCATTCCACCGCTGATACCACGATCAGTGTAAACAACGCATTTCGTTGCAACGCGATACCAGGCAAGGCCAGCCTCAATGCCCAACGACCGTTCATCAGGCTGCGTGTCATCCAGCACTTGAGTATGTAGCAAATGGCTGGCAATCGGTGCCTCACCTCGTTGCAGGCTGTCTAGAAGGCAAGCTCGTGCATATGCGGTGTTGGCTTCCACATCGCCGCTGTAAGGCGTTTCGATGATGACGAGGTCGGCAGGCTGTTTCACAGGCGCGAGATTGAATATCCACGGCACACTATGCCAGACGCCGTGCTCGTCTTTTGAGCTAAGCGTTATGCCGCTGGCACCGAATGTAATGCGCGTAGCCGACTCCGCTATGGGACGCCCTTCAACAGCTGCACGCGCAGCTTTGTCTTCTGCTTCTTCAAGCATATTCACTCCTCATGTTGTGGTGAAACGCCGCTTGGTGGGCGGCGTGGGTCGTTAAGCGGCGACCCGTTTCAGAGTTACAGTGAAGCTTCCCACGTCTAATCCGCCCGTTGTAACGCCTGTCAGATCTATAGTGGCCTCATCACCGACGCGAAGACTTTCATGCATCGCGCAGCATAATGAGATCGCTGCAACGGTCATCGGAGTTGACTTGCCTCCACGTTGCGATGCGACTTCAGCCAATTGGTTATTTATTCGCATGGGCCATGACTTCGCATAATAGGTAACGTTCGGAGTAAGATTGGCCGCCCTAGTCAGAATCCATCGTACAATTTTTCTCAAGCCACCCTCCTCTCGCTTGCCGCATTGTCATTCGCAGCCTGATATTTTCCTGCGACCATCTCGGGCCGAAGAATGTCGCGGCCGACTTCGCCGAATTGCTTGCTGTAGGTAATCCGCTTCGCTGATCTGCCCGACAGCCAGCCGCCGCCAGCTGCATAAGCGTCTGGTGCCGCCAGCGTTTCATGCTGCTCGACGTACATCAGAGTACCTTTTCTTGCGTCGTCGCTGTGTCTGTGTCCGATATGCACATAAGCTTGTAGCGAACGTCCAAACATCCCACGGAACATGCCAGCAATCGTGCCCTCGATATTTGCGACACCTCGCTTGTGCCCGTGATGATAGGCAAGCATCGTGCTGCCCCACTCGAATGCGTAATAGAGTGACGGTGAATTATCGACAGTGATGCGCGGCTCGTTTTCATACATAACGGCCAGCATTTCGCGCAGCCATGCAGATGAGGCCGGGTCGTGATTGCCCGAAGCCATCACGACATGAACGCGCTCGTGCTTCTGCAACAGCATATCAATGATGCGCCTGATTGTGCGGATCACAATACGAATGACTTTTTGAAGCCTGCTGTCGGCGTCCAGGACATGCTTGTGGGCGGGCGTGACGCTTTCAAGCGCATCGTGATGCATAAGGTCGCCGAGCTGCGCCAGAATTGCGGTGTGAGCGTCAGGCGCTTGCGCTACAGCGGCAGAGAACCAATCCAGCAATAGCTGCTCGGCAATCCGCAGATCGTAATCGCTGCCAGTCTCTTCGCGCCACGACATCATTCCGAAATGGTTGTCAGTGATTGTGAACTGATTCAACAGATCCTCGCGACATCCCTTCGGTGCCGGCATGATCGAAACACGGGGCAAATCCTCTTTAAGCGCTTCAACCATGGCCGTGATTGCGGCTCGCAGTTGGTCGGCGTCCGCACGCTCTATGATGTGCTGCGTAACGATCCGACCTTCGCTGTTTACGAGAGTCGTCTTGCCTTTCACCGCCAGACCGGCAGTCGCCTCATAAACAGGGCCAGCCTCTTTCGTCTGGCGCATGTATGTGCCGTTAGGCGTCTCGGTCAGGCTTTTGATTGCATAGCCCGGCAGCGTTTCTTTCGGGCCCATCAAGCCAAGCTCAGCCGCGCGTTTGATGCTGTCGTGAAAAGCAGACTTCTTGACGCCACAAGCCGCAGCGGCCTTTGTTATAGTGCCGTGCTGCTGATACGCAGCAACACGGCGGGATAGTTCTTGTTTTGAGAGCATTTAGTGTCCTCTGGCAGCAATCATGGCGTCGGCGTATTCGCAGGCTATGATGCCAAAAACCTGCATAATAGAGACGCTGCGCACCTTGGCTATCTTGTCAAGAATAGAAAGATCGGCGTTTTCGATTAGCGCCGGAAGTGCTTGCCCAGCAAAATGATCACGCAGCGTCATGCCATGGCTGGCCTCTGGACCTTTCCAGTCGCCGTTCCAGTCTGGTGAAGGAAAGGCGTTACCACCCGTATTTGCGCGCGCACCCGCGCCCTGTGCCTGTTCACACATACAGTCTCCTCGTGTTGGTTTTGTTCTGCTTGGCGGCAGAGTCGGATTGGTTGTCCGACGCGAAGGATGGAAAGGGTCTCGAGACAACATGTCAAGAGACATTTACACAATTTTCATTGTGGTGGAAGTGAAAGGGGCGTCAAGTGTGTCGACGAAATAACGGCAGCAAGTCCCTAATTCTCTGAGTGGCAAATACCGCAGCTACCCGACTTTCCAAAGATATTCTTTCGCAATTTTTAAAATAATTAAAGAATAAATACATGTAAAAAATCTAACTACGATTGTCACCTTAATAACAAAAATAAATATAATTTGACAAAAACAAAATAAATCTTTATTCATTATTTATCGATATTTTCTTGATGTGTTTTGCTTATTGCGCGTTTAGCAACGCGCCCTGAACGAACCCCCTTTTAAAAATCGTTATCAATTTGCGTCACGCAAATGCGTGCTGCTATCTTTATTGCTAAGAAAGGGTTCATTATGAGCACTGGCACAGTTAAATGGTTCGATTCCACCAAGGGATTCGGCTTTATTCAGCCTGATAATGGCGGCCTCCATGCGTTTGTTCACATATCTGCTGTCGAGCGCGCCGGAATGCGCGAACTCATCGAAGGCCAGAAAATCGGCTACGATCTGGAACGCGACAGCAAGTCGGGCAGGATGTCGGCTGGCAACCTCCAGGCTGCATAAATATTATCCTTCTTTCCTTTGACCACGGATGTACTGGCACTGTTGAAAGAAGTTTGCTTTAGAGGTCAGGCAATGACCTAACCTTTTTTATTTAAAAAGGAATTCTTTTATGTCCATTGAAATGCAACCAACCTACACAAAAGAGACACTATTTAAGCCAACCTCATCTGTTAGAGAGTCGATCGCGGAAAGAATAGATCGTACTGCACGTTCCATTCAGAAGGTCGAGACAGATGCTCGAATTGCAAAGACCTTGCGCCTCAGGAAAGCTCGGATGGAATATGAAGAAACTATTGTTCCTCCAGTGGCAAAAAAGAAGAGGGCGCGTAAACAACATTAGTGAGAAGTACCACGATCCACACGAGATGAAACAATAGCTTGTTTTTTTGATCTGGCGGGAAGTCGCCGCACGATGTTTTACTTAGCTAATGTTGATCCATTACGCGAACTCATTAATTCCTGTCGGGTTACTGCCCTACCCCCTCGCCCGCGTTGTCTTAGGCTGCATGAAGGTATCCAGCCGATCATTTGTTCGATCGATCTTGGAGCCAACGCCGTCGATTGCCTTCATGATCTGCGCTGTTTGCTCAGACATGCCTGCCTTTGTCACATAAGTTTCAGCGACGTGAAGCTTGTGGGCTGCAAGGTCGGCTCTATTTTTGTCTATGCCACCGTTTAAGCGATACCAAAAACCACCGATTGCGCCGAACAGCATCACCATAAAGCCGACAGCCCCCATAATTTCGGCTCCAGTCATTTCGTTTTACCCATCAGTTCGTTCATTGCAGCATTCCTCAAGGCCGTACCCCGCACAGCTTTTCTATTTTCTCATTCTCGGCCAGGATCTGGCGCTTGGTTTCTGATGTGTCGTTGTGGCTGGCATAGATCGCCCGCGCCACGTCGCAGTAATTACCGCTTGTCGCGCATCCACTTAGCAAGCCGAGCGTCAACAGCGCTGTCATCAAGACGGCTGACTTCATTTTCTATCTTCCGTGCTTTGGTTGCCGATTGCGCGTCTCGTGCGGTCTGCGCTGTTCTGCTGTCAGACCGGCCTTTCAGATACGCGCTGACAAGGACGGCCAGCGCCGCGCTAAGAGCAACGGCATAGCCTGTCAGTTTGGAGCGGAGGGCTAAGAGGAAGGTCATGTCTGCTCTCCTGTAAGAAGCAAGGACTTAGAGCCGTCGCATTCGCGGCGGATCAGATACCCGTCGCGTGTTTCGGTGATGTCTTGCGCTAGAGTTAGCCTCGCATGGGTCCAACGCTGTACCTTCCCATCAATTGCGACTTCTGCAGTCTGCGCTTCAGCGTCGTATTCAATTACGATTTTCACGCCGCCACCCTCTTCAGTTCCAGCCTGCCTGTATGCCAGAGCCAAAAGCCGCCACCCAATGCCACCACGATTAAGGCTACAGTCAGAAATGCCCACGGATTTGAAACCGCACCAATAAGGCCGGTCACAAACGTACCGCCGCCGGCTGCAACAATGGTCTGCACCGTCTTGTCCTTGAGCAAAGGCACGTCGTCTGGCTTGGCGTCATCAGGAGCAGCGGCTTTCATTTCGCGCGCAGCGGTCAGACTGTCGAGGAAGTTGCGATAATACCCAGCGATAAGCGTGGCCTTATCGGTTCCGTTGACGATGACTCGCGCGCCTTCTGGATCTGCTTTGCCATCGCCAAAATAGTCACTCAGTTTGCGGCCGGTGAACTTGCCCAACACCATGCCTTCAAAGAGGATGCGGATTGCCGTGGCTAGCTCCAGCGCTTTCTCAGGTGCATCAGCAATGCCGAATTTCTTGTAATTATCCTTGCCGGTGATCTGAGGCAGACCACGTCCGCGATAGGTCCAGCCGTCGTTGACATCGTTGTTCCCCATGCGACCGCCGTAGACCTTGTTAGCAAGGGCTTGCGGGTTCTTAACATAAGGCTGGGCTGCTGCGATGGACGAAAAGCGCTTCGGCCATGTTTTCCGAATTTGGGCCGCACTTGTGTAATTCAGATTCTCGACAACAGGCTGCATCTTGCCGCCGGTCTCATGAAAGACGGTCGCCAGAATATAAGAGATTTGCTCGTCGGGCAAATTACGGCGCTCGGCTTCGGCCAAGATAGCCGATGTGCCATCAACCTGAGCCTGGCTCAAACGGCCGCCAAAAGGCGCGCGCCTCGCATACGCGAAGAACGTTGTTTTGTTCATTTGATTGTCCTTGAATTAGCTAAGCGAAAGCCCCGCCGCATTGATGCGTCGTGTCTCGGAGCTTTCCTTCCGGCAAAAGAAAAGGCCCGTAATGCAGGGCCTCAGATTATTAGTACTGTCACCCCACCACATTACCCTGCGCCAGCGTGACGGGGATAGGCGCGCATGAAGACCGCCTCATAAGGCGGCGCGGTCGACTAGATCAATTGTGGATGGCTTATGGTGCCAGCAGTTCAGCCGCTCTCTCTGCGCCAAAAAGCTCGTTTGCTATCTGATCTAGAAGCGGCCAAAGCTCATGGTCTGATCGGAATGTTGCGGCTGTCTCAAATATCTTACGCGTGCGGAAAGGCTGCGTCGCCATCGCTTCCGCCACTTGTTTGGCCTCAGCTTCCGTCATACGCTCCCAGAGGGTGACGGCTGGAAGGATTGTAATGGGATCAACTTGCGGCGGATCGTAAACAACCACCTCGCTACCATTCCACTTGCGCAAACCGGCGTTGTTGATGAATTCTAACCACTGCTCGTCTGTCAGACGGATGGCGTTTTCAGGAATTCGACAATCGGGATTTGGACCCATTACGGGAGTAAAACCAATAACAGGTGCAACCGGATGAGGATCATCTTCAGTTGCTTCCGGCTTCTCACCATAAATCGGCGTTTCCGAGATTACGATTTCTTTGTATCCGAGGATCTCCTCGGAAAAGAAGGCTTCAGGAAACCCATGCTCATCAAATATCGCAAAATTTGTCATGTTAATTTCCTACCGCCCAAAAATTCACTCTCACAGTTCCATTTGCAGGAACCCCGTTACATGCAAAACCTATATTATTGTTTGCTTTGCTAAATGTCACAAATGTTCCTGCTCTAGCGTTTGCAACGCCCCAATCACCGTTTGATAATACATGTGTAAAGTGATTGTTAGGAAAAGTAGTCGGTAAAACTATTGTTCCGGCACTACCAGTGTTTAAGGTTACTATAGGTCTACCCCATTGGATTATTAAATCGTTAGGTAATCGACACCAACCGTTATCACCGTTAAATCCTTGCGTGAAGTCGTTTGCTGATAAACGTAACCAATTCGTCCAAACATTATTATTGCACACCCTTCTGTATGTGTCCGCACCATTTGAACGATCGAAGAAAATTTGTGTTCCGTAACCGGAAATCTGAAACAAAGTTAACAACATACCAACATTTGATGTTGGTTTATTTAGCGCAGTTCCTCCAGCGTAAGACCATCCACTAGACTGCACAGAATTACAATCGGTAACAGCGTTTGTTTGAGCGGCTCTAATTCTTTCGGGAATTTGCGCTTCTGGAACAGTTCCCAAATCACTATAGACCTGAGAGCCGGACGACCTTCCTAGCAACGTCCTTGCGTATGAAGTCAGATTAAACGTATCAACCGTTCCGGCACCAGTGAAATAAATTCCTTTGTCGGCGGCACCTGTCAGACCCGCGATGGATTGAAGATTGCCGTTGCCCAAAAGTTCAATCAGTGTGGTTGTCTGCGCAGTCACACGCGCACCGTCTGGCAGATAGCGAGCGCGGTAGACTGCGTTGGTCAGCGTTGTTCCTGTCCACGGCGAGGTCAGTGTCAGCGATGTATCACTGTTGACACTCGCAATGACAGCGGTCAGGTTCTGGATTTGAAGTGTGTCACCAGACTTGAAAGCTGCGAGTTGAAACGCCGTCCCTGATCCGGTCACATTTGTTGAGCCATTGGCGAGTGTAATGGTGCCACTGACATAATCAGGCAATACAGCCATGAGTTACCTCCCCGCGTATTCATGCGGTGCGAATGATTGAATTTTGATGATTAGCGGTTCCAGATCAGGGCTTTCAAAGCGCCCGATGCGTTAATGCTGCCGGTTCCTGTGCCATTCCATACAAACATTAGTCTGTAGACATTTTGACCAACCACGGCAGAGCTATCGATAGCCATTGAGTTTCCGTTAAAGGACTGTCCCCCATTCCCATACTGTTGAGTGAATGAACGAAGCACAGTGTTTGTGGTTAGGTTTTCCAGTCTGATCGTAACGGTATTGCTACCGCCAGTCGTCGTGAAGGAAGTGGTAAATTGACAATCTATGAGAGCTGTATTTCCCTGGCCACTTGTCGTGTTCAATGTGACGAAAGCACCCGCAGCCGAGGCGGAACCAGAATTGGAATAGGAACGCGTGACGGCGTTGAAGTCGAGGTTGCTCGTTCCGACGATCAGATTATCGACAACAGCCGTACCAATCTGCGCCCATGTGATTTCAACATTATGGATTTTTGCCCAATCCATAACAAAGGCATCGCCATACATCACACCGTCTTGGATCACGAAGGGTTTGAAGTAATCTTCGCCATTCGTGAAAACGATCTGCTCTGCAATCATGGCTATCCGAGCGCCCGATGCATTGGCATCAAGAAACAGCCCTGCACTTTTCCAGTCGCCGACCGTCCCGCCCTCAACCTGCATACCAATACGAGAGTTCCAGCCAGACGGTGCGACAGACGTTGCCATGCGGAATGTCGCATTCGCGCTGACATTATTGACGACCGCCGTCAAACTGGTGATTGCATTTGTCTGGGCCTCAATCTCATCCTCAACACCATCAACACGTGCCTGTAAAAGTTGGGTAATACTGGCGCCAGTGCTGTCCCACAGCTGCGCGTTTATAAGGGTTAGTTGCTGACCAATCGCACTGTTTGGGCCAGTTGCAACGAGGATCTCTTCTTCCCATTGTGCCTTTGCATTGTTGAAAGTGCTGGTCAGTTTCCTGCTAAGGGTTTGGATATTTGAATGGGTCGAGTTGTGATTGTCGGAAGTCAGCGTTGCGAGTTCTTCTGCCTGACGAATGATTTCGCGTAACTGGGGACCGATCCATCCCAAATAGCCTTTCAAATCCTCAGCAAGCCCACTGTAATCGATCGGGTTCTGCTCACTCTGTGCATTCAGTGTTCGGACCTTAATAGCTGTGGACCAAGAAACCGGACGCGTGCCAGCGGCTACGCGTAACCGAGTGCGAACCCACCAATCTGACAAACTGGTAAGGCCGTTGACGATCTGGAAAACAGTCACATCACGCGGCACGTAGGCCGTGAATATCTGGTCCGGGTCATTCTCCGGCCAATACTGGATTTCTACGCCTTCGACTGTCGTGTCAGTGATTTCATCCCAAAACAAACGAATGCCGGGGTGTTCCTGACCGTCATCGCCAATGACCTTGTTCGGCACTGCATTGAAGTTGACAAGTTGCGACTGATAATCTGGCTGTCCATTTGGGACTAAGACAGGCGGATTGGTTTCATAAGCAGTCGGATCAAAGATGCCATCACCGACCTCCTGCCAAGAGATAGAGACATCGCGAACGCTGTCACTCCCCATCGCTCCAAGAGACTTGGAATGGATCTGCATCCTGATTGTGCGATTGTAACGGGCAGAAACCCACTGCACCCATTGCCCGACCTGAAGTGAAAGAAACTTCGGACGTATCGTGAAGCCGCCATTCGGCTGATAGCGCGATGCACGGATTGCAATGTCTGCCAGCCGGTCGCCCACACGAGGGTCGGTGACAGCGGTATAATCAACTTTTGACGCCAGACGCTCCCGATCTTCAGCCAGAGCCACTGCATCAATACGCGTGGTGAGTGAAGTCGTCTCATAGAACAAATCGGGGCTGACATAGGAAGCCGCAACTGTGTTCACCAATTCTGTACGGGTACGTGAAAACGAAACCTGAAACGACTTTTCCCATGCAATGTCATCATCGGTGATCGTCGCAACAATAGCCTGATTTGCACCAACGAGCGGGTATTCGCCTGTTACACCTTCAATCCATGACCCGGCACACGCTTCGCGTAACGGTGTCATATTGGTTTCGTGCGTTACGCCATCGCCAGAGGAAGCGATCAATGCAGCTGTGTAGCGCTTGCTGCCGTCTGGCATGGTTTCATCGCAGATATTCATTGCGGTGAACCATTCAGACAAAGGCAGACGACTTGCTGCCACGCCTCGCCCTACAATCTTTTCAGCGCCGTTAAACAAGCCGCGTTCAAGATTATACATCATGACGGCGTTGTTGTTGCTGAATTCCCATGTGCTTTGATCGTTCCAGCGATGCGAGCCAGAACCGCCGACCGAGCTATCCTTGCGAGGATCGTAAAGCGGTGCGCCACGCACCTCGAACATGAGGTTCGGAACAGATGTGAGATTGTCTACGTCTGTTATAGTCGTGACGATTGCATAGCAAAGGCCGGCGCCGCGATGCGCAGAAGCCCAGCGGCCTGGAGGATTGGCGAAAGCAATAAAAGCAGGACCGGCAGTCTGGTCTAGCGTACCGTGATAGAAGCGCACGAAGCACTGACCGCCGTTTTCTACACCAAGGATACGCTGCCCATAGATGCGGCCTTCGTCGCCCTGCTGATCGGGAGACAGTGATTTCCATTCACCATCCATCTGAAAGCGCAGCAGTTCAAGACAGCGAAAGTCAGACAGCTTGAACACGTCCTGGACAATATGATTGCCCTTGTCGAACGCGTTTCGGTAGACGTGATGGCCCATGGTGCCAAAGATACCGAGCCCGACCTCACGCACGAGGTTTTCGCCGTACTTGGTTTCCGTAGCCGATGCGGATGACTTCGGCGTCTGTTGGAAGATTGAAGTCAGGGCGTATTTAGCCGCAACCAGAAGTCCACCCAGCACGATATTCGCAAGAACCGTACCGCCGAACAGCCATGAACCAAGGCCGACAATGCCCGTCACAATAGAAACAGGGTCCGCCACCGCTGGCGAGGCCAGAAGCGCGAAGAATGCCACCAGAATGTAAATCATCAGGAAACCTTGAAAGCTCGCTCAGCCATCGTGCGTGGCAGGAAACGCAACCCGTCCTCGCCTTTCACAGCGAAGCCATATTCACAGAAGTAGCCGACCGTGTTCTGGTAAATGCCAACATCGCCGCGCCCCGCCATTGCAACCGGGATTTCGGCAAATCGATCAGCCAGAACAGCACCCAAGCTGTCATAGCCACGCTGTTTAATCAGACGATAAGCTCCGGCCGTGCTCTTGTATTTGCCACGAATATCCGCAGCCGGATCAACGCCAGTCATGGCTTCTATCGCGTCACAGGTGGTCAGGAGACAATCAGACTTCCCCCAAACCAAAGGCGTGTTTATGTGCGCCTCCGTGACTGCCACGAGGCGTTTTTCCCATTGCTGGTGCATATCTGTTGCCTTAGTTGGAAAGGGTGTGCTTATCTGCCATCGCACTCATGCGAAGTGGAGCCGCATCGATGGAATTCATTATCAAAGACATTACCAAATTCGATATTGAAAGCGGCATTATTGGCGGGAAAGTCGAATTCAACCTACCCGACGAAGCCGGTGACGTGGCAGTACATCAAGGCATTTCAATTGATCTGCGGATACAATCCCACGACGATTTAACGCTTTCGCAGATCGAAGAGCTTCTTCTGAAAAAAGCGATGGATCAATTACGCGCCGTTGTGTCCAATTACGCAGACACACCAGCACATGACCTTCGTGTGCAGTCAGAGCAGCTTTCATTGACGATATATCCTGATGAATAGGCTTATTGATAAGGCGTGATGTAGAAGTTTTCGCGCTTCACGGTTGAGGCATATTCAAAGAACTTGTCGCCGGGTGAGATAAGCTGCTGATCTTCGTGCGAGGCGGTGCGGTAACCGTCACGGTGGTTTTCCAGTGCTGACGTTTCAATGTTTGCTTTCAGCACCATTTCGCCATCGTCAATCACATGATCAATTGTATCGATATATCCGCGATACATCGGCTCGACGTGAAGTAGTTCACGCGTATCAGGATCGAAGTAAGCATCATACAGAATGACCGTGCGGCCTTTGTAATCAACGCTTTCAATCTCAGCGAGTTTATCCGGCGTCACACCGTAATCCGCCGCTGTCGGCATAGTTATGGTGATTGGCAAAGCCTCCGCGCCCATCTGGTAAGGCGGCTCTTCAATCGCAATAAGCTGGTTCGGAATATAGGTATTGCCGTTCCAGACCAGTTCCGACGATCCATTCCACATGTACCAGAAGCCGGTTCCGAAGTGGAAATCACCAAGGGAGCGCACAACAATGCGCCCCTCTTCCAGCAATTGCTGTAGACGAGTTGGGAAAGCCATAGTTGCTATATTCTTTCTATGACAAACGACTATGTTGCAGAAATCGAGTTTAACAGAGGATATCCAATGAAGCTCATATCTTGTCTGATCGTCTTCATGATCTGCATAGGTGCAAATGCAGCACTTGCAAGCGGACAGCCAGGCCGTGATGAGGCATGGTCTTTGGCTCAGCAGATTAGAAGATGTGTTATTATGCCAATCAAGCAATCAGGTGAGGCAACGATTGAATTTCAATTAAACTCTGACGGTACGGTCACTGATGCGAAAGTCGTAAAATCAGGAAATTTGATCAACTACATCGTTGGTGTATTCGCGATACGAGCAATCAAAAGATGCGAGCCATATAAAACTTCCATATCGGGTCCAATTGTTGTTCCATTTAAGTTTAATGAGAATGAACCAACACGAGCTACTTCGGCACCTCAATCAGTTGGAAAGATGCTGTAGGCCGTGGGCCTTTTGTCATTTGAAAGCTGTCTTTCACCAGACGCGTGTTCATCTCCGGCTGCTTGAACCGCACCGTTGCTCCGGTCGCGATATAAGACGCAATTGGCTGATCGACCTTAACGGTTATTGTCGTGCCGACAGCTGTAGCGCCTCCGCCATAGGCGACCTGCAAGAACTGGCGATAGTCGCCGCTCTTGAGCGAGAACATATCACCGTCCATAAGCTGCAAGCCGGGAGCAACTCCGGTTAATTGAACCGTGTATCCGCCCGTCACAGTGCCGCGTGATCCGGTGCCAGTGATGTGCGCATTATCAGGATCGCCCCAGTATGCACGAGGGATGCAGATATGCTTTGGACGGTAAACTATCGTTTCCATGCCACCCTGCGCCGCTGCAATGAAGGCTTGAAGCTGTACGGCCTCACTTGCCTTCATCGGCAGCGTTTCCATGTCCACGGTGCGATACCGATCAGCATATTCAACGGTCGAGATTACCCGACCGCCGAATTTTGTCTGACTGACAGGAATAGTCAGCTGCGGATAAGAAGGTGCAAAGCGGATATTTGAAGGAAGGTCGATCATGAAAACCCCAATAAAAAAAGCACCGCTGAGGATGCCTAATTTCTAAATTCTATGTTTCAAGCGATTTACAGATCAGTCTTTTTGACAGGTAAAGCTTCGCATTCAAACGATGCGAGCGCTTTAGCCTCATGGATTACGAATTTAGTTCCCGGATATGAACGGGCGTTAAACTCTGCTTCCTCAACTGCATCCTCATAAGTGAGGAAAGCTGAAACGTTCTGAGGTGCTGCGGCAAAGTTGAACTCGCCATCATCATCGCCTGACGGATCGTTCGTAACAAAAAACAGTTTCATATTTACCTCTTTGGGTTGAACTCTCAGACGATAACCTCGTCTTGATGCCTCACGGCTATCCCGCTTAAAGCGATATGCACCGCTCTTGTCATACCTCCCAACTTCCTTCTTGCTTTCCGCCTTCGCTATGTCTTTGACTTTAGCGAGAAGATTGCCCTTCTCATCTACGCTAACGCCAATATCAATTCTTGTTCTGTCCATAACGCCCTGGCGCTGCGGCGCCTGCAAAACCGGCATGGTTGGAGCACGAAGCGAAGCCATACCGCCACCAGCAAGCGCTAGTGATCGTCCACTGTTGATTGCCTCAAGCAGCGCGCGGTTCTGCTTTGTAGCCTTGGCATTAATGACGTATTCGCCATCCGAGAGCATTGCTGGAATACTGTCTGTACGCGGGCCACCGGGGCCACGGATCAAGCCACCAGTTGCAGCTTTGACAGGGCCACCGTCCTTACGGAATAGACCGCCAAAGATTGAGCCCGTTTTACCGAAAATGCCATCAAACAAGCCATCGAATGCGAAGCTTAACAGCTTATCGAGAACCTTCTGGAGCGCATCGGCAAGGGCGTCGGCCATATTCTTCCCAGCAGCAAGATCAGAAACGAGGCCACCCAATGCATCCTTCTCAGCATCGCGCCATTCTTCCGCCTTTTGACGAAGTTCGCCTTGAGCCTCTGCAAGCTTATTCGCCTCAACGGTTGCTAGTGACCACTGTTCAGCAGTTTGCCTGATTTCTTCCTTGAGGGCTGGTGTAAGCTCGATACCGGCCTTCTGAGCAGCATTAAGAAGCTCTTGCTCAGTTCGAGCCATTTCAGCAGCGAAGCCATAGTCGTCAATCAAAGGATTAAGCTGACGCAAAGCCTCGGTTTCAGCGACAAGTGCGGCAGTGCGATCCGTGATGGACTGAAGGTCGCCTTTAGAGAATTTTTCCTCTGGCGTTTCTTTTTCCTTCTTCTCCTTCTTCGGCTTCTTGCCTTCGGCTGACCGTGCCGCATCACCTGCGATATTAGCCTTAGCAATCGTCTCGATCTGCTTTTCTGTTAGCGTAATACCTTCTTTGAGGGCATCATTGCGAACCTTGGCAATCTCGTTTTCAAGTGTGAGTTGGCTTTTACCAAGTGCAGCCCGGCGAAGAGCTTCTTTCTCGTAAGTTCCCGCAGCAATCTCGTTTAAATCGACTTTGATAACGTCATCTTTGGCAGAGCGCCCCATATCGGCACGCGTGTCCGCCAGCCTTGCCTGTAATAAGCGAGCGGCTTTCTCTGCTTCAACCAGCTTACCAACGAAAAGCTCCACGGAACTTGTGAGAGATTCCCAGGCAGGGTTTGCGCGTGTGATGCCGTCAAGCTCTGATGCTAACTTTTGCGCTGTAATTGCACCTGAACGGAACTGTTCGCCAAGTGATCTCACCTTATCGACTTCATCTTGCGGGACGCCTTCAAAACTAACATTTCGAAGATTATCGAACTGATCTGTAACGGTTTGAGTGGCTTGTGCTATTTCTTCCAACGAAAAAGCGATACCGCCCTCAAGCTTCTCAGGGAGTCCGCGGGCGACTTTTCCGCCCGCCTCTTCGACTGCATCGCCTGTGTTTTTTGCAGCGTCCTGAACTTCTTTTAGGGCCGCAGCATAAACTTCTGACGCCTCACTGGCCTTGCCCACGGTGTTATTGTAGAGAATGAGCGATGAGACAACTGCGCCGCCAATAATCATGCCTACTGGGCCAGCAGCTGCGCCAAGGCCACCAAAAGCAGTGGCCAAGCCGCCCATCGTCTGAGCAGCGGCAAGTGCTTTTCTAAATTGACCAAGAGCCGTTATTCCAAGTCCAAGTGTACGGATCATGCCAAGAAGCGATCTACCAACCAAGGCGCCAGCGATAACTCCTGCAAGCCTTAATCCATTGTCAGCAACCTTGTCGAAGTTGTCAGCAATTATGACCAGTGCTTCAGAAATCTTGGCCGAGACACCAGCAGCACTGTCGGCATTGCCAACGTATTGCAACAGAGCATTATTCAGTAGAGTGAAGCCGTCGCCGATGGTAGCAGGCATGTCAGATGCTTCTTGCCGCAGCTTCTCCATCTGGCTCGACAATCCGCGAACAATGTCTTGACCTGTGATTTTACCTTCTGCGCCGAGCTTGCGCAGCCCGCCAACGGTTGTTCCAAGGCCTGCGGCTAATGCTTTAGCAGCACGACCGCCAGAATCAATCACTGTGTTGAGGTTGTCGCCTTGAAGCTTTCCAAGAGCCATAGCTTTGGCAAGAGCATCGATAACTCGTTTAGCTCGATCACCCTTAGCGCCTGACACGACGAGAGCGTTGTTCAACGCTTCGGTGTAGTTCAGAGATTCATCGGTGTTGTAACCAAGTTCTTTCAGTGCTGTAGCATTCGATAGGTAACTCTCAGCAGTCTGCGAAAAATCCAAATAGGTACGCCGAGCCATCTCTCCGAGACGGCCCATAACCTCAGTACCCTTATCGATAGAACCTGCTGCAAGATTAACGCGGGACGTCATATCCGTCCACGTATCAGTCATCTTGCGAAGCTGATCGACACCCAGTGCAGCGCCGATTCCGGCGAGCGGTGCCGTGAGGCCGCTAAACGAGCGCGTGAAAATACTATCCAAATTCTTGTTCATCTGGCGGGCGCGTCGTTCAATCGCATTAAATTGGCGATTAGAAACATCGTTGGCGCGCGCCAAGCTTTTTTCAAACGACTTGAAGTCAGCAGAAAGCTGAACAACCAGACTTTCAAGGTCGGTTCTTGCCATGGTCAACGATGTCCTGATAAGAAAAAAGCCCGCACGAATGCGAGCTTGGGGAAGCTGATGAAATTATTGATTGGTGCAGCCTGCATCGCGATTATCGCGTTCGTTGGCTACTATTTTTGGAATGGGCAAAAAGTTGAACGACAGCAATTCGCTGCCAATTGTCATTCAATTGCGCAGAACGGCCCACCAGATGAGACGCCAAGCGACAAGCGCCTAGCGTCAAAAAGAATTCAAGATTGCGTTGATTTTCTCAAAACCGGCAAACTGCCTACACGGCACTAACGCGCCGTTGCCAGTAATCTACGCCATGAACGCTGCATCCAACCTTCTCAGCTATTTGCCGCTTTGAAAGGCCAGTCCCTAACAACGGAATGATACGATCACGGTAAGGCGCTTTCGGCTTACGTATTGCTTCGTGATCGATTGTTTTGCCGTGATGCACGATTGAAGATTGGTCGCTTCGATTCTCAATCACCATACCGACGACCGCAACAGAGTTTCGGCAAGTGCCGCCATATGGTGATCGGAATCGCGGACCGAGCGCTGTGCGCTCTCCAAACGGTTTAAGATTTATCGTTTCGCGCTCGACTGATTGAATACGCATGCGACCGTCGTGCTCAATCACAACGGCACGTCCATCTCCATCATATTTGTTTACATCAACCCAGACTGGTTCGCCGTCGATTATCATGGCGCACACATTTTGGGGCTTTAGTTCGGGTTGCTGCAAGGAAGCTGCAACCCTCTCTAGCCGGTCGACGTTCTGCTTGAGACGAAGCGCGTCATCAATCTTCGTAGATGTGCGGCGATTGTGCGCCTGCACCTTGACTGGCTTTTCGATTCGTCCAAGTCGGTATTCCATAAATACGTCGATCAGAGCCTTGCGAACTGCTGCGGCTGCAACTGTCCTCGCAAACATGCAAATCAGTAGCGCCTGTGGTTCATTCAAATAATACTCTGTAAAAGCATTGCCGCGATAAGCGCCCCGCCGTGGGGCGCTAGAGCCATACACCTCTATTTCTTCGAGGTTTCTTTCGATAATTTCTCGTATTTTACGCGGTCTAGCAAAGCCTAGAGCCTCGCCGAGACGCACGTCAACAACACGCGGCTCTTTGTCAATTTCGGTATTTAGGTCTGCGACAGAGATCAATCTTCTGGTATCAATTGTTTCGGCTCTGGTCATTTTTTAATCCTTCTGGGGCCAGCGGTGAGGACTGCTACCAACAGCCTCACCGCAACTTGTGCAACATTCACACTTGCACAAGTTGCCATGAAGAATTGGACATGTCAACAAACTTGCCCAAGTTGTAAACTTGGGTTATTAAATCGGCATGACAAAAGAGCTTAAAGATCAGCGCATTGCAGTTATGCTCACGCCTTCAGAGTTGGAGGCTGTTGATGACTGGTCTTTCGCGCACAGGATAAGGTCGCGAGGCGAGGCTATACGGCAGCTTCTACTTGCTGGCCTTGCAACGCAAAATGCGGTTGAGTCGGGCAATATGGAAAAGTCTATCTACGAGCAATTTATCGAAGACTACCTTTCCGACAAGAAATAGAGATTCCAGAATAAAAACTGGACAACCCCAAATTGTTTTTGCAAGTCTAATGCATCACATAGTCGGGGGATATTATGCTTTGGTTTTTAGTTGGCGTCGGCGTTTTAATTGGAATTGTGTGGGGTTTAGCAAAAAGCACTAAACACGACGACGGGCTACCCGCACTTTCGGGTCAGATTATAGTTTCAGGCGACGGTGATTATGACTTTAATGTTGTCGGAGAATCTAACTATCAGCATGCGCTTGAAGCCATCGCTGGACGAAGCGACGAATCTGCTGAATATTACTGCACAGCTCAGCTAATCCCTGAACCTACTAATGAATACGATAAGCGAGCTATCCGTGTGGATATAGATGGACGCCCCGTAGGTTATATTCCTCGGGACGAAACATCTGATTTTCACAACATCCTAAACGGAAGATCCGCGTCAGTAGACGCAGTCATTGTAGGAGGATGGGTAAGAGGTCGTCGCGGCGACGGACACTTCGGGGTTAAACTTGATGTGGCGTACCCATTACGGTTGCAATAGCTAGTCACCAGCATCACCCAGCCTTAATCCAATCCCAAAGATCGTCTTTTTCGGATTCTGAAAGCTTACCTGGCTCGTCTGGGGTATTCGCCTTGATGTAACCATCAAGTGCAGCCATGTACTTCCACATAGACATTTTACCAACGTCTTGCGGACTAAAGCCTATTGCAGCTCCGTTTCCGTAGATGGCGGCAAATCTGATCTTTCCGTTGGGGAGACTGTCGATTTGCTCTGACTTGCCGCTCCCTGCTCCCCCACTGGCTCCTCCGGTACGCCTTGAATGCCAGCTTGCAGGATCGCGATGGCAAACAAAAGGTTTTCGGCAGGAGGACGGCTTTCAACATAACGTTGCACGAGCTTTGTTGCATCAGTCGGCTTCATATCGCCGCCGATAAGCCCCTGCCTGATGACATGTGAAATATCACCAACGTTACACTGTTTCGAAATCAAGCGCTCAAGAATAACCCAGGGGCCCGCGTTGCAGGCCTCCTGAAGTGCTTCAAGTTCGCTCCACCCAAGGCGGAATTTGTAATCATCATCTGCCCAGGTTAGCTCGATCGATGCGTCCCGGCTCATTATGGTGTAGCCACGCGAACCATAACGCCGTCAGACTGTAGGCTGACGTTGTTCGTGGCACGCTGGCCGTTGGTTGCACCAACTTCCATGCTTTCGACATGCATCGACCCAGTCCATGTGATCGTCTTCAAAGGGAATTCCCATTCAATCTTCACCGGCACTGAATCAATGCTATCAACAGCATCTAGCCATGTATCCACACTTTCAGCAGCAAGAACACCCTCGCCGCTTACACTCATCGAAAGGCTGGTTGCGTCGCGACCAACCCAATCGACCTTATCAGGATCGGTGCAGTCGGGAACATTGACCTCTTCGAGGCCCTTGGTGATAGTGATTGATCGCTGTGTAAAACCGCAAGGTGCGGAGTAAACTGTCGGGGTGGCGTCATTGCCGAGCAAGACGCGGATCTTGCCCGACTTGATCGTCGTAGCTTGGGCCATATTGGTCCTCGTGTTTTGGGGGTGGTTGCGGCGCGAACTACGGCGTCTCGATGATGGCCGTGTATTGGATCGAAACCTGATTGATGCCGGGAGCGCGGATGTAGTCAGTCCGCCAATAATCGAAGGTGACGAGAGCGTTCACCGCGAACGGCGGCTCCCATCGTCTAAGTGCCTTGGTGACGGCGTCAGCGATTTGCCTAACCTGTTTCTGGCTTGGCAGAGACGACCAGCAATTAATTTGGAACGTAACGTCGACCGCATCGACGCAATCGGCACTGTCATCAGAAGACGAAGCGCTGCCGAATGAAACATACGGATAAGTTGCGGCCGGTATATTGCCATTAGGGTCGGCGGGAGGATTGTCATAGACCCTGTCCGCGCCGATTAGCGAGGTCAGCGCAGCATTCTGCGATAACCGCGCATAGATCGCGGTTTGAAGTTCCCATACAGGGTCCATCCATCAGCCTCCTGCGGCTACTGTTTTCGCTGCTTTGGTGATGGCTCGACGAATACGGCGTTTTGTTTCTTTGTCTTTTGCGCGCCACGTCACGTAGAAGAATGGTTGAGCAGGGGTAGCAGCATGAGCGGCCTTACCTTGCGTCATTACCTTACCAGATTTATATCTGCGATCCACGCGCGGTGCGACAGACATACTAGCTTGCGTACCGAACTCGACCCATCGAGCGTAGAAAGCTTCTTTGTTGCCAGCATAGATCGTTATCGTCCAGTCAGCTGCAAGGCCAGTTTCCATTGTTGCGATTGCATCGCTGCCTCTGGGAGCCTTCTTTCCCCACCGCCATCCAATGCTGTCACGGAGCTTCCCGTCGTCGACTGGTGCGAGTCGCTTCATCATGTCGACGATATCGTCGGCGCCCTGCTCCATAGCACCGCGAACCATGTCGCGAGCGATTTTCGGCAAGCGCTTGAATTTCTGTTCGAGTTTAGCAAGCCCCAAAACACGAGCGCCGATAGCCATCAACCACCGCCCTGCACAACAGCGCGCATTTCGATGTACTGATTAACTTCGTCCGGGTTCGCACATGACTGGATCTCGTAAAGGACTCCGGTTCGCTTGTTTCTGGCCCGCCAAGACGGCGTGACGCCCCTTGTTCGCGGTTCGCTTCTTACAACGAGCGTATAAGGCTGGATGCCCTGCGTGCGGGCCGCAATGTCGGTTTCAGAACCAAGTCGGGGTTGTAAACGAGCGGCAGTTTCGAACTTGTCTACCCAATCCTGGCTCGTGCCCCCGCCTTCGTCCCTCACCGCTTCGCGCTGCTGAAAGACCACGATGTTATTGAGCGCACCGGCTCCTTTACGTGTCGCCATCCTTCTCGCCCTTTTTGGGAGTTTTCAGCCGCACAGCCTTATTGATTGCGACGGCAGAATTTGCGCAAGGTGTAGTAACAGGGCCGGACCATCCAGCCTTATAAGCGATGGTGATTTGCGGGAGCGGCTTCCAATCGAAGTCTTCGAAGAACCTAATCCAAGGCATTAGCCGGCGGCGTCTTCGAGCGCCTTAACGCGCGCCGACAGCGCCACAAAGGCAGCCTGAATATTTGCAGCTGCTGCAAGACTACTCCCAGCGTCAGCTGTCACTGCGTGGTTGTGGTTGCCAGCGGCGGCAGTAGAGGCTGTTGCACCAATCGTCGGCGCAAAAGTCGTCGGCTTTCCCGTAATATCGGCCCATGCGGTCGAACCGCCGCCGCTGCCCTCAAGGCCTTCAACCGTTGCACCGGCTTCAACTTTCAGAGTGCCGCCGATGACGAGCGTGTCACCGCCGTCGGTTCTGTAATTCTTTGGTTGCATTCTTTAATCCTCATCTGGGATTGATCGCCAAACACGCCACGGAGCCAACAGCGCGCGAACGTGTCGAGGCAATACAACCTCGCTTTGCGCGCTCATATCAGGCTCTCTGTTCTCGTACAGGTCGGCTGCGACCAGTAAAATCGCCGCGGTAATGGCCGGGTTCACTACTATGCCATCAGGCAAAGCAGGAGTTACGCCAGTAGCAACGACTTCTCGGTCGAGATATTCCGTAACGATAGATTCCGCAGCAGCCGTGTAGATTTCAATCTGGCTGTCTTCGTCATCATGAAAGACGCGTAAGTGACGTTTGACTGCTTCAAGCTCTAATAGCGCCATTAAACCCTCCCAAAAGGGAGGGAGGCCGAAGCCTCCCAGCCGCTATTATTCCTCGACATCGCCCTTAACAAAGGCTTCAGGACGATAAACAGCAAGAGCAAGACGCTCTTCCACGCGGATCGTCAGCATGTTCTTGACGAAGTCGTCTTCGTTCTCGCTCGACAGCAGAACTTCAACATCCTGGCGGTCGAAGATCTGAGCGGCAAGATTGAATGCTCCAGTCAGGAACTCATTGACTGCCATGGCCTGCGTCTGAACAACTGGAAGATTCCAGAGGGTCGGAGCGGTCGAGCCCTGAGCGTTGCCGATGATGTAACGACCTTCGCCATCCTTCGTCAGTTCCAGCTTGGCCCAATCAGTAGGATTGAGAACAAAGCCGGTCGCTGGATATTCAGCAAGAATGACTTGCAGCACTGCGAGGCGCAGACGATCAATGCCGTTTGCGGATGCTGGCGTAAACGCTGGAGCAAAGGCAGTAGCCTGCGGGAGAAGACCGTTCAGGTTCTGACCAGTGCCGTCACCGTTGAGAAGCTGATTTTCTTCAACGAACTTAAGTCCGTACGTGCCCCGTGCATTGATATACGAAGCAAGTGCTGGCGCGTCGTCCATGATCTGGCGGGAAGCCTTAAAGATATGGGCGATCGTGCGAACAGGCGTCGTTTCAAGATCGAATGTGATATCCGACTTCGGCTTCGGCGTAGTTGGCGCTTCCGCCACCGGAGCGGCGTTGTTCGTGAACCCAGTTTCCTTCACGTATTCGATGCTGTTGCTCGAGGTTTCACCCTGTGCAAGCAGATCACGGATCGTGAAGGTGCGGTTAGGCGGTGCAATGATGCCTGGAACGCGATGACCCGACACAAGCGACGTTGTATCCGAACGACCGGCACCGACAGTTGTGTTGGCAGAAGTGATATCCGCGCGCTCTGCCTTCACTCGAACGGAACCACGACCGCCCTTGTCCATGGCGAGGAACTTCTCGGATTCGACCAGGTAGTCGCCGAGGCCCTTAAAGCCAGCGGTTTCGACTTCCTTTTCGCGAGCAGCGCGCTTTTCAAGTTCACTGATACGAGTAGTGGCTTCACCAAGCTGCGATAGCGCCTTATCGGTCTTGTCCTTAAGGTCCGTCGAAACCGCGCCGGCCTGTTCCAGCTTTGCAGTGTATTCCGAACCCAGATTACCAACCTGTTCTTTGATGGCAGCAATCGACTGGCCAAGTTCGCCAATCTTTTCAGCAATATTAAATTCAGGCATAAAGCCCTCCTGATGTTAAATTTTGAACGATTTTGTTTCAGCGATGAGCTGATCTAGCGCCGCCGAAACAGCAGCATCCGCATCGACATCAGGTTCCCCCTGATCAGACTTGAGGTAGAGCCGAGCGGCCCGCTCTGCCTCTGAATTGGAACAGCCAACAAGCCCCTTGAGGCCGTTCTCGAATTCACGTTTTGAAACTTCGTCACCAGCACGGATCTTCGCGATCAGGGTGTCAGCATCCTGCGCACGCGCCGTGTTTGCAGCCTTGATGCGACGAACCGGCTGAGGTGTTGCATCGGAACCATACCGCGCCAGCGTTTCGTCTAGCGTGGCGATCCGGTCAGCCATTCCACGATCAATAAGTTCCTGTGCGAAAAACACGCGGCCTTGGCCGAAGCCGTCTTCTACTTTAGCCTTTGTGACGCCGCGACCCTCCGCCACCGCCTCAACAAAACGACGATAAGAATAATCAACGCGATCCTGAATAAATTGTCGGGCATCCTCACCCAAAGGCTCAACTTCGTTGCCTTCGACCTTGTATTTGCCCGCTGAAATATACGTGCGCTTCACACCATTCTTTTCGAGATATGCAGATACATCATCATGCGATGTATAAACGCCAATAGAGCCAGCCCGGCCGGAAGGCGTGACAACAATCTCGTCAGCCGCAGATGCAATCCAGTACGCGGCACTTGCCGCCAAACTGTTGACCTGTGCAATGATTGGCTTGTCACCGCCGCGAAGGGCGCGGATTTCAGAAGCGAGCTCGTCTGTTCCCGGGACAGCCCCGCCAGGGCTATCAATATCCAGAATAACGGCTTTCACATCGTCGTTGGCCAACGCTTCATGAATGCTTCGTTTCAAAGACTGGTATGACACGCCGCCACTGATCTCAGACATGAGATCCATGCGCTGCGCAAGTACACCATAAACAGGGATTACCGCTGTAGCGCCTTCGGTCTTTGCGAGTTCACTCGCGCGCTTGTTGCTGATACGGGCCGCAACCTCATCTGGCGAAAAGCAACCTCCTTCTGCCTTAAATAGAAGGAAGGCGGTCATCGCTTCGAGTTTTTCAGGCGCAATTGCCCAAGGCTCGGCAGCAAATGCCGAGAGGATATTCTGATACTTCATTGAAATCCCTTAAGCAGCGCTCGTTTCGGGCGCGTCATCAATCGATGGTCCGCCGTTGTGGCCGATGCCGTGCAAAGGTTGCATTGTTCCGTTGACGATGAGCTGATCGCCCCCTGGTTTGGACGCCTTGTTTTCGTAACTGCGGGCCTCATCTGGCGTATAAATGCCGGTATTGACCATCTTCTGCAGGAAGTCAGCGCGCGCTTGGCTATCGCCTCTCAGCAAGCCTTCCATATTGAACTTTACAACAGTCGTTTTGCGCGTCTTTGCGTCCAGCAAATCGCGATAGACTGCCGATTCAATACTGCGCAGTAACGGAGTGAGGCATGTCTTGGTAAACTGCAGGATTAGCTGCTCAATCCCGCTGCCCCAAGTGGTCGTCCCGTTCGACGCATGGCCAATCATGACAGGGGGCACGCCGAAGATGCGGCAGATCTGCTCAACGCTGAATTGCCGCGTTTCGAGCATCTGTGCATCTTGTGGATTGATCGTTAGCTGCTGGTATTTAAGTCCAGCTTCGAGAACGGCAATCTTGCCAGCCTTATCGGACCCTGCGAACTGGCTAAGCACTTCACCAAGCTGCTTACGTTGATCCGACTTAAGGATCTGGTCAGATGAAAGAACGCCCGCAACCTGCATGCCGTTGGCAAACATCTTGCCAGCCGTCTTTTCACCCGCAAGCGCGTTGCCGACAGTGTTCCTGACAACGCCAATTGGCGAAAGACCACGATCACAACCAGGAATAACCATGCCCCGAACGTGGAACATCTTATCTTCGCTGATACGGCGGATGGTGCCTGACTTGCCTTTGGTGGTTTCAGTCACTTCGTAATAGCGATTGTTCCGATCGTCACGGCAGACCTTAACAGCTAGTGGATGAAACGGATTCAAAGCTGTAAGGCGACCGCCGTTCATCTTCTTTTCGGCGAAAAAGTTACCGTCCAGACAAAGGCACATGGCCACCATCGCCCAAAAATCAGACGCTGTGTCATCAAGATTGGGCATATCGTGGAGTAGCTCATAGAGAACGTTTTCACGATCAATGGTGACGCCGTCGTCTTTGAACACGTTGCAGGGCAGCGTCTTCACAGAATTAGCTATGAGATTTACGCACGCCCATACGGCATCGAGCTCTAGAGCCTTTTCATAAGTGACTGTTTCACCTGACGTAGTTCCAAGGCCGAAGAAACCTCGCCAGAACTCGCCGTCGGTGAGCTTGATGGGTTTTCCGACCCATCTATCAATGAAGCCCATAATCGCTCCGTCGTGAGTTAGGCGATGACGACCATGTTATTGATAAAGTCATCGAGGTTTTCCCGCTCTTCGGGTGTAACTTCGCGAGCCTTCAGGCCGATCGCCATCGCTGATGCGACGGCGCCGTCGATACGAAATCTAGTTTTGCTCTTATCGAGTTTGCGATTACCGGATGCGTCAGTTGCCACGATCGCGTTCGCAAAGCAGAAAGTCAGCACGGGATTGCCATCGTGCTTTAAGCGACGATGAATCACTGAAGCTTCAAGTGCTTCAACCGCTGGTGACATATCGCGATATCCCTGCCCCCACGGAACAAGGCGCAACGCGCCATCAAATGGCTTATCCTTACCGTCGATATAGACGTCGACACCAATGCGCTGAAATTCGACAAGCAGCTGTTCGATGCGCCAGCGATCATATGCCAACCCGACAACATCATATTCTTCGCGAATTTCAGCTATTCGCTGAGCAACATACGCATAATCAATAGCACGGCCCGGAGGCGTATCTAGCCACCCTTCCGCTGCCCAAACATCGTAAGGTGCACGATCGCGTTTTGCATGATCTAGCAGAAACTCTTGTGGCTTCCAGTTCCACGCCTTTAACCTATCCTCACTCGCGTCGGCGCTCACACCGACAAGAGAGGTCAGATCATGCACGCCCGAAAGATCGAGGGCAAAAAAGGCTCGTTCTCCAGCTATAAGTGTTCCGCCTGTCTGGCACGCCTTCCATTCGGAACGAGGAATCAGCGGGGACGTCTGATCTACACGCTGGTTGAGATACAGGTTCCGAAAACTCGATTCCATTGTCTTCATGCGAGACGCCTGCACAGCAAGCGCCTTGAGATCTTCAATAGACCTGAAGTCTCCTAAAGCCGGATTTGCTGCGTTCCACGCATCTACGTCCATGATATCGGCGTCGTCATCTGCGCAATACAGGTGAACTAGAACGGTTTGATCGTCGGCTACAAGGCCATCATCGATCAACTTTGAAAGCGGATGTTCAGGATCTGGCGACTGTGTAGAAATGACGATCCCAAGCGGCTCTTGCCGAGCGCCCTGAGAAGTATTCATTACCTCATAGAGCTCTTGATTTTTAGACTGGGCAAGCTCGTCGTAAATCCAAACAGATGGGTTTAATCCGTGCTTTGTGCCTGCTTCGGCGCTCAGCGCCCTGTAAAAGGAGCCATTGCTCTTGCACACAACAGTTTTGGTCGACGGTACGACGTCAAGCGCTTGGCTTAATTCTTCATCAGCTTCCACCAACTGGCGAATAAATTTGAAAACCTGTGCCGCCTGCTCTCGATCATTAGCGGCTGAATAGATTTCTCCATTCTGTATAGCCTCAGGCCCGATAAGATGAGCCAGTGCAATGGCAGCAATAATCGCCGTCTTGCCGTTTTTACGCGCAACTGACAGCAAGGCCCGCCTCACGCGTCGAAGGCCTTTCGCGTCATGCGGCGCATACAAATCGGATATGAACTGCTTTTGCCAAGGTCTAAGCAGTAGTTGCCCGCCCTGTCCTTCACCGCTCGGTACGCGCAACAGCTCAATGAACTGGATCACACGTTCTGCACGGTTCAGCCCCAGTTGGGTTACGCCTTCACCGCGCTTTGCCCAATCAGGCCTGCGAACTTCGATTTTGGCTTCTCCTCTGGCGCAACAAGACCAGCACGCGATTTTGGATCCAACCCTAAGCGGTCGCCCATCGCCATCATAATGCGTGCAGCTTCATTCTTGATTTTGAACCATGGGTTTACTGACAGATTCCCGGTCGACCCTGGCACCAATGCCGGTAATGTTTTTAACGCTTCTGTCGCGCGCTTATGGTCGGCCCATGCGGCCGCGTAAACGGCAATACCGCCCGCATCTGTCGCCGCGTAAGTGCTTGGCGGCATAGCCGAGACGATCATCTCGAAGCACTCGCGGGCATCGTCATCTAAATAGTTTGGAATATAAACATCGCCGTTAGGACGTATCGACGGGGCACGCTTCTTTCGCTTGCCCGGATTGCCCTTCAGCGCCTGAATTTCAGGCGTTTCAGGCCTTGGCCCTCTTGCGCCCATTATTCACCTGTAAAAAAACTTTGAAAACTTGCGGGATCGCGTTCGACAGTCCCTCGCCGTTCCGGGGTTTACGACCTTCGTCAACTTTTTGATGCCCCCAGGGGTCAAATCGGCCACCCGTCGGCCCCGAAGGTCACGATGTCCTGGCCTCGCTCCAAGCGTTGCTTGGTTCGGTCATGGCACGTCTTGCAAAGTGACTGAAGGTTGCCTGCATCCCAGAAGAGGAACTCGTCGCCCTTATGAGCGATGACATGATCGCATACCGTCGCCGGTTCAACGTCGCCTACCTGTAAGCAGAACATGCAAAGCGGTTGCTCGGTCAGTTGTCGCTCGCGCATTCGCTGCCATTTGGCAGTCTTATAGAGGCGAAGCCATGTGCGTTGTGTCATGATGCCAATTTGTCAATGACCTTTGCCGTTTCGCTGCTGACACGCCGAGCCTTCGTGACAATATATGGCTCATCACGATCATTGACCAATCCGCCTAGTGTAACCACGTCAGCAACTACTGCGACAGGAGTTGTTACAACGTCAGTTGCAATTCGGAATAGACGATCAAACAATTAGCTATCTCCACTTGCTTTTTTTTACATCTCAATTAATGAAATTCCGTTGGCGATGGGTGACACCAGAGGGCCCCAAATACCTACCGGGCCTCTGTCCTGCTTTTGGCAGGCACGTCCTAAATAGGAGAAGGCCTGAGGGACTGGGTACCCATTTGGATCCAGTAGGCATCGCCAGCGCTTGATCGGCGGGGAGCCCACAGGAATGAGCTCAACCCGCCGTATCCCGTCTGCCGGAGGAGAAACGGCGCCGGGGATTTGAAGACGAGCGTCACTGATCATACAAAGCATGCTAAGCGATAATGACTTGTCTTTTGATAGTTACCCCACACTCAGAGGCTGCAACGAAATGCAGCATAGCGCAGGGTCCGTTGCCGGAAATAGGTTGGGGTCGTAATGCTTCCATCACGACCCCTTCACATCTAAGAACCATAACTATGCAAAATATGGACCTAAGCAGAAAATCTTTTTATATTTTCTTGGAGGTTATCATTCGCGGCTGTCAGAGCCTTCCGCCCACCCCTCCGTCTGGAATATTCTGGCTTGAAGCCCAAAGATATTCCTAACCCTTCGTAGTTCCTCACCTTCCCATGCGCCGCAGAATTCAGCGCCGTCCGATCCCTCTCTGATAACGCCTCAATTGCCTGCGCCCATATCTCTCGATCGACCAAGGCAGTAGAAACGTCTTGCCACCCCATTGATCCAGATTCACCAATCGTCGTTTTCTTCATGCCCAGAAAGCTATCAGCGATCTTGCTACCAGCATTGGGCAGCCCCGGCGGGCAGTAAGTCACTGGCGGCAGCTGCGGCGTGTTTGCGTACGCCTTCGCTAGTTCCTCTTTCGCTTGGTCATGCGTTTGATATGTTCGCTTTGTCTTTTTGCCTGATGGAATACGCTCTCGGCGCTTCAATTCGAACGCAGCTAGAAAGTAGCTATTACTTGCTGCAACTTCAGATGGGTTTTCTTCTCCGCCTAGCGTTCTGCTCTCCTGTTCGCGGCATCCAAGCATTGCACCAGCTGGCATCCGATGTTTGGTGGCGATTACCTCGCCACCGGGTCCATATTTGTTTCCAGCCTCAACCTGCGTACCATCGCTGAATTTGAGCCGACCAATACGCACTATCTGGCCTAGATCATTGCGCTCGATGTCCTCACTGCCGACATTCCGCATGATTTCCTCAACGGTCGGAAGTATTTGAATGCGTCGCTCAGTATGCATCTGCGATATCACTTCGGGTTCGTTGCTATTCTCAGGCACCACATTCCAGTTTGTTGAAACGGGTGTGATTTCGCTTTCAGGCCGTTTTTTGTAAGCCATCAAAGCAGCCATGGCTCCGGCAAGAGATTTGTGTCTACTCATGCTGCCTTCCTGACTGCTGCCGCCGAATTATCATTGGCTGCTAAAGGATAAAGGCGCTCTTGTTCATGCCACCACGATAACCCCTGCTCCGCCCTCCAAGAGAAATATTCTTTCAATTTGCCAGACCACAGTGCGGAACCGTAACGGGAAGCGTCTTCTGATGTCAGTTTTTTGGCTTCATTCGCGTCGTTCTCGACAGGCGATATTTCTGCAAGTACCCGCCTCAACAAAGAATTTGGGGCCATGTTGTGCCGTTCTACCGTGACTGGTGACCCAATCTGTCTCTTCCTTAAAGCCATTCCGCACAACTTTGACCAATAGAAGCCTTCAGGGATGATTCTGTTTGTTACTGCATTGCTCATAAAATTCTCCTCGTGTTTGGTTCGTCACTTACGCGGCTTGGTTTGTCGCGCTTTCACTCAACCAGCCTTTAACCAACCTGACTGCCTGCTCTGCTGCATCTTCTTCGGTGACAGCCCTGACGACCACGACGGGAAAGCCGAGAGCATCAAGCAACGGATGGCGGGTTATCTGGCTTGGTTCGAGTTTGGCCTTGCCGACCTTGTTTTCGATTTGCCTCAGTACGCCACCGTAGAGGTATATCCGGACGTCTGCTTCTCCCGGCGTCAGTCCTGCTGCTAATGCTTCGGCTCTTGCCTTGGGGCCACGCTTGGCTGCGTTTTGATCTCCAGCCAGTGTGAATGTTCCCGGTCGAACGTCTCGCGCTGTGTGAACGTATTCTGGCAATCTGCGTAATGCCCGAACCTGTGCAGCTTGCAGTTCCCATTCCAGAGGCAGGGCCGCTTTTGTCGTCACCTTTCCATCTCGTGTCGTGATGATTGTTCGAACGCCATTGATGCGGACGGTTTGCGTCGTGGCTTTTGTTTTTGCTGCAGGCGCGCGTGAGCGGTTGCGAGCCATGTGTTCTCCTCGTGTTTGTTGCGGTGGTAATTCATGCCGTTGGTAGCGGCAGTGTGAGTGTGTACCGACACAATAAATCTGGTGTTAATGGCCGACACCGCGCGTTCAAATATTTCAACCAACCTCAAATCAGGTTGTATTTTTCAATCAGGAAATTTTCTCAAAAGTGCGTAGTTCTCAAACGCATAGAACTACGCGCTGCGCGCTTTGTGCGTAAGTTTCTATATAAGAACTCTTACGCACTAAAAGCAGCGTGCTTTTGCGCAAGTCTTTTTAGGTTTTTTGAGACTTACGCAGCATGACTTACGCGTTACCTATGGTTGTATTTTGATTGTGACAGCGGGTTGTGTATTCGTTTGTCATAGCTATCGTGCAAATGACGATTTTCTTCCATCAAAGAAACAAGAGGCGCGGTGAACTCGGCAACAACTCCCGTTGGTAAAAAATCAAGCTTAGCGACGCCGCCTCCACTTAACCCCATTCTTATGAGTTTCGAACCGAACCCCTTTCTATCAGGTTGAACCACCAGCGGCCCACCAAACTCGCTCCATCTGAAAGCCAGCGTTTCAATACCATCCACTAAATCCGAAGATATTTCGATACTGACACTGCCGATATTATTAGAGAGCGCGCCGTACTTAATTGCATTTGTGCTGAGCTCATGAACCAAGAGGGAAAGAGCGGATCCTCCCTTGGGGCCTATAAGTATATCAGGACCGTCTACCTTTACACGCGATTCGATAGCCAGCGCCGCCAATGTGCCGGCAATCAGCTGCTTGATGTGGCCGTTCGAATGTTTGCCTAAACGCAAAACATCGTGTGCATTGCTTAAAGCTCTTATTCGCTCGGCAAACACCCTGAGGTCTTCGGGGTCAGAATGGACGAACGTTTGACTCGCAATAGAATTGATGATGCTAAAATTGTTTTTAATTCGATGTGCCAACTCGGCGTTAAATACTGCCGCATTTTTTTCAGCTTCAACCTTTCCAGTGCTTTCGACAACTGTATCCATAAAGCCTCCAACGCTGCCATCATCATCGCGAATGGGACTATAGCAAAACGTGAAATAGCACTGCTCAGGGAAGCCATAACGATCAATTACTAGAGGAAAGTCCTCGATAAATGTAGCTTCTCCCCCATACGCCTTATCGGCGATGGTGCTGATGTCCGACCAGGCCTCCGCCCATATTTCACTAAACGGCTTCCCCATGCAGCCCGCTTTCTTTCCCAAAATAGGACGGAACGCGTCATTAAATAGTGTAATGTAATTAGCACCCCAACAAATCGCTTTCGGAAAATGTGAAGAAAGCATCATCTGAACAGCGGTTTTTAGTGTAGGTCGCCAGTTGGCGGGGTCACCTAAAGGCGTTCTACTCCAATCGACTGCTTTAATCTCGTCGACCGACCGGCCTTCTGCATGCAGAAAGGAGAACTTTTTGTCCATATTGTCACCTAAAATCCAGTAGCCAGCGCGAGATAAAATTAAGAAGATTTGCTACTAATACCTTATTCAATATAAAACTTCCTATAAGGATAGATAGATGCCTGTGCAGGAAAACTTCGGAGGCTATAGATGATTTCTTCTACAAAAAAAGCGCCCCGTAGGGCGCTCTAACTCATTACGATAGGATGATCAGAGGCTGTATTGCTTGCGCGCAATGTCTCCAAGACCAGCCGCGTCTAGATTCTTCAGTGGCGCTAAAAAAGTAACCTGAATTACACCTGGGTCGCGCCCAATCTCAATGGCTCCGTTCACTGTGGCCCGATTACGGACTTCAGCAACAGTCATGCCAAGAAGCTTTGATGCACGCTCCAAACCGTTGATGATTGCGGCATTCATATTCTGTGCCGTTCCAATAACAGAGATCGGCGCCACTTCTTCGGCTCTTTCAACGCCCCATTGTTGCGCCAATTTGAACGCCTTCTGCCTCTCTTCCTCGGTGAATGGACGGGCCAGTGGAGGAAGATCTTCCAGCAGTGGAAATAATACAGGTCCGTCATTGTTATATTTTTTCAGAACTTCAACCTGAAGCGTAACACTTCCTGCCACGTCCATGGTGTGACCAGCGATTTCACCGTCCCCCTGCGACGCATGCATGTCGCCCATATAGACGCCAGCACCCTTAACTTTTACAGGACAAACTAAAACCGCACCTGCACGAACAGCGTCGATATCCATATGACCATCGGTCTTATGCTCCAGAAGCTGTTCTGGAGTAAGCGCGTAACTGTGAGGCGCTCCGACAAGGAAGGAGCCAAAGTCACCTGCATTGTGTGAGTCTGGCATAGCAATAGACGGAGTCGTGCCTAGCTGCCCCAAGAATGGACGCATTCGAACGATTGCACCAACAAGGTCCGAAGGAGCATAATTCAAGATTGAGTGCTGCACCGAGTTATCCGGCAGAGATGCATAGTGATCAGCATTTTCGGCGATCTTGCGCGCTGCATCTTGAGGCAGTGTTACACCTACTGACTGCGTATCATCAAAAACAACGGTGTAACCGTGCTCCATGGTGAACGGCTTTATGGCCTCTCCACACTTATTACAGCGGACAGAATCTTGCCCCACTCCTTCTATGTGCGTTTCAGGCCAGACTTCGTCACAGGTAGGGCATCGTGCGGCTACAAAGGGGTCACCCAAGCAAAACTGATTGGAAACCGTGTCATGACCGGAAGCTGTAGCTAACGACGTGACCGATACGTCTCGAATACGAATGACAACTCCGTCCCCAACCTCAGCTCCTTCAATGAAAACGGGCTTTGTCACCTCATGCCCACCGCGCAACCGTGGAGTTATCATTGGCCCCCAGCACCCAGGAGCAGTATTTGCAATGATTGTGCCGCCGCTTTGCAATGGCCCGAGCATTGGCTCTTTCGGGTCCAAAACACTATTCGTGAACCCATCAACCACAACGCTACGTTTAGCGCCAGAAAAGTTGCCATCCGCCATAACAGTCTCCTTTTAGTTTTGGGCTGACTGTAGCTCTCACGAACGTTTTTGCTACCCAATTTTCTGCGTCTTTACGCCGCTCGAACAAACGTCGTGGCCCTGCGCTGAACAGGGTCCCGGTCTTCCACCTTCATTAAGAAGCCCTCAGCGAACAGCGCCTTGGTGATCATGCCGACACGCTTCTTATCTGTCTCCTCGTCAACGTCTAGCTGCAGTGCATATGCAACGGCACGCCCTACCCATTCCTTGGCCTGCGGCGCCGGTTTGTACATGCCGCCGTTCACAACGCCACGGATTGCGTCGCGTTCGTCTTCGGTAAGTGTTTCAGCCACTTCCTCGCTCGTCGGCCACGCCCACGACGTCACAACTGGCGCATGGTCTTGAGGCTTGGTTAGGCCCTGCCCGTTGCCCAGAGCGACACTTTCCAGCTTGCGCCAGTCAGCCTTGTGAGAAAGCGCCGACAAGTTCGATTTGCCATAGACCACGCTGAAATATGAAAACCGCGCCTCGTGTGTAAGTCCAGCCTCACTGGCTTGCGCTTCCGACATGCGGTTCAGCACGCGCACCGAGCGTGCCGCACCGATCAGGGACACAGCACCACGAGCGTCTTCGACAGTCGCTTCACGATCGCTCACCTTACGCAGATGATGCACGATATCGATTGAGCAGTTCGTCCGGTCAGCAACCTGCGCCCAAAGCTTGGCCACCTTGTCGATTGCGCCGTTGTCGTTTTCATTGACCTGATGCGTCGACACGAAGGGGTCAACAATCATCACGTCAATGCCAAGCTCAGAGATCGTTTCAACGACTGCTTCAACGACTGGCTCCTGAATGCGCACGCCTTTCTTGTCGTCGATCGCAATGACCAATTCCTGCTCGCGACCTGTGTCTAGAAACAGATGTCCATCGATATCAGCTGGCTTCAGATTGAAATGAATACACGCAGCCATGATGCGGCGCTCAAGCTCGTCGCGGGGATCTTCCGCATTGAACAACCAGACCTTCAGACGCTTCGGAGGCTTCGTGCCATTGAGCGCTTTACCCGAAGCCATGGCCAGCGCCTCGACGATACTGTTCGCAGTTTTTCCGAGACCGCCCGGCGCAACCGTCACTGAAACATACTTCCGGATGAAGTGCTTACCGAACGCAAACTCACGCCGTGGCAGGGTCGAAGGGTCTTTCCAAACGAACGGCGTCGCGATGATTGCTCTTTTATTTTCAGTGGTTTGTTCCGGTTCTTTTTTAGATGAATCAAATCCCGAAACCGACTCCGGAACACCATCGGTGCGCGCCTCCGCTTTCGCCAAGCCATTGGCAATCATGCGGCTGATATCTACCAGACGCGTGTTGTCGTTGTCATTCTGCGGCACGCTGCGAGGGCTGCGGGCACCAGCAGCAAGGCCGTTGTCGATCGTCTTTACGCAGCGCGGCCAGTCGCGGCCCCATCCTCGGGCTACATCCTGCAGCAGAGCACGCGCTTCGGATTCAGCCAGAGCTCCCGCCCCGACGAAAGTTCCCAAACGAAATGCGGCGTCGTTCAATCGATTGTTGCGATTGCCCATCGGTTCAAGTGCAAGATCGTCAAGCTCCGATTGAACTGCACGCTCGACATAACGGTCGTTGATCTTGCCGCTGACAGACGGAGCTGCGGCGTAAGTGCTTTCGTATGAGCGTGGCAATACAAGCTCAAGTAACCAGTCTGGCGCGTCGACCGGCTCTTGCTCGGATACCCATCGATAAGGCAAGCCGACCTCCGGCACGCTCCCGGCCGCAATAACATAACCGCCGTCACCGCGCACGTCGACGCCTGAGCCAAGCGCGCCGCGGTTTCGAACGCCCTGACGATGACGAAAGAAATAGTGACGGCCTCCGCTGGTGGTTTCTGCGGTCAGCGTTGCAGGCAGCGCGCCGTGTGCGGACTCGAGCGCCGCAAGCGTTTCGTCGCCGCCGTGTTTGGGATCGATATCAAGAACCCATGCACCAATAGGTGCACCGGTGGGCACGCCGATCATCGCGGAAGGATTACGGCGCCAGTATTCGCGAACGATGCGCTCGTTCAGTGTCGCGCCACGGAACCCGTTGCTCGTGAGCGGGGTCTTAGTGGCGAGGATTTCGATTTCGCCTGTCTGAGGATCAATGATTTCTTCGTCGCAGTGACGGCACGGAAAAACGGGCCAGCTTTGCGCCTGATAAGACAGGGCAACGTCGAGCATTGGGTCTTCTGCAAATTGCTGAGTGGTGATATTCTGCATGAATAATCCTTGGAGCGCTGCCATGGCTGAAACCCGCTATGATATGAAGCAGATGCCAGACGGAACCTGGGCTGTGATTGATATATTCACTGGCCTCGTGGTGATGGTGAACGAGACCTACATCACCAACCTCGATATTCAGGAGGCTGATGACATGGTCGATCTATTGAACGGTCTCTATGTCGCCAGACGAAACGGGCCGTTGCAGTGAACTAAAACGGCGCATCCTTCAAAGCTTCCCGCATCCCTCGTCCACACCCTTCCCATGCGGCTTTCACCAGCATGCGCGCTTCCAGCTCGTCGCATTCCGCAAGGTCGGTTTTCTGTATCGAGTGCAAAAACTCCCCAACCGCCTCAACTCCGGTATCAAGCGCGCGAAGTTCGTACGGATCTAGCCTGCGGCGTGTGCGGATATGCTCGGCAATGTCAGCGCATTCCTTGCATAGCCAGCGGATCGGTTCTTTGTTTTCCTGCACACCGAGACCTACGGAGTGACGGAAGCAGACGTGGCAGATGTCGTCAGGCTGCATTTGCAGCCCCGACGTTGTCGTTATCTCCAAAGAGGCTTTGGCACCTCGCCAACAGCTGCGGCGTCGCCTAGATTTTTCACGGCCTGTTTGAAGTAGTTTGGATTTAATTCTGTTCCGATAAAGCGGCGGTTATTTTGCAGAGAAACGTATCCTTCAGATCCAATTCCCATAAACGGCGAGAAAACGGTGTCGCCTGCATTTGACCACATACGCAATTCGCGCTTTGTGATGTTTAGAGGCATGGGGCAAAGGTGCTTTTCGTCCTTGTCCGATCTGGCAACCTTAACATTCAGAACATCAGTCTCGGGCAAATCCTGCTTGCTAAAGTTCCATACTGGCGATGCATGATCCTGCCAGTCCGTCACTGGAAAACTCTCCTTAGTGTGGGTTACTGGTTTAACTTCTTCGCCATCTTTCGCCCACTTCCGAAAAACGAGCAGGTACTCAGGCATACCCATGCGACTAAACGTGCTGTCAGCTCTAAGTGTTTTCCAAAGAAGCCCATGAGCTTTTGTTTTTTGCATTTCCCGCACTGGATCGCGCCAGATTGTGATCCGCGAATGAAAATCCCAACCTTCCTCAATGTGAAGGCGAGTGCAGTCATCCGAAAACGGGCGCAGTCCTGCTGTGCCACGTTCACTGCTATTCTGGTAATATACTAGGTCTTTGACGTGGATTGCAGTGAGGCGTCCCGGCCTAGTTACGCGGAATTTTTCGCGCACCAAGTAACGGTATTGCTCAAAGAACTCATCGTCCGTCGCGCAATTTCCCATGTCTGCAACGCTCTCCGAATAAATGTAGAGCGAAGAGAAAGGCGGGGAGTAAACACTGAAATCTATAGACGCATCAGGCAGTCCCTGTGTGAATGGCACGCAATCTGCATTGTAAGCCGCCCATTTGTCACCGGCTGCTTGGTCTAGGACATAGGTCATACAGAAGCTCCCTTCACCCAATCGGGCAAGTTTACAGGCGTAGTTGGGTGATAGTTGATTTTGACTTGGCGTTTCTGATGGGCTCGACGCATCGCTGAGTACATCTCGCGCTTCATTTGCGTGATCGCCGCTTTTGCGATTGATTGTGTCCCATATCGCTCGTTCGGTATCTGCTAGCGCAATATGCACATAAACTGGTCGTTTCTGCCCAAATCTGTAGCAGCGACGCACGGCCTGGTAATATGCCTCGTAGCTGAACGACAGTCCGACAAATGCCATTCGAGCGCAGTGTTGCCAATTTAAGCCAAAACCAGCTATTGACGGCTTACTGACGATTACGCGGATATTTCCTTCGCTGAACCCAACCAATCGATCTTCTTTTACCTTGTCCGTCATCGATCCCCGAACCTCGACTGCATCAGGAATACGGCTTGTCAAAGCATCGGCTTCATAATCAGTGTCGCACCACACAACCCAAGGCTCGGAGCGCTCTGAATTGACCTGCTCCGCGATTGCCTCAGCTCGTGCGTTGGCAGTTAGGCGCTTTTCTTTATGAATGGCTGTTGCGCTAGTATCCGGAATGCGAAACAACATTTCTCCCGCGTCGACACTCAAGTCCGCCCTGATTTCGTGTCGAAATGTTTCCAAAGGTGGCAGTCCGAAACCATCGTCGGAATAACCGAGATCTGATGGCTTTGAAATGCATCTGGCCCAACTCGCAACCCAACTCCAATATGGTTTTACGGCGTGTCCCTTGAGACGATAGCGGCCCATATTCGTTTGATCGGCGATAAACCACCGAGTTAGCATCTCGTTGGAATTCATTACGCCCAAGAACTGCGAATGCTGGCCCAACTCCATGTGGTCATTCGGTGCCGGCGTTGCGGTGCATGCCAAACGAAATGGTGTGTCTTTCCACATCGCAATCATTTTACGGGTTGTCTGGCCGGTGAAATTCTTGATGACGCTGGACTCATCAAGCACCACACCTGCAAACTCGCTGGGGTCGAAATGATCTATTTTGGCGTAGTTAGTGACGTTGATACCCGGTCCAACATCGTCTTGCGAACGAACAACTCGCGCGTCTTCGTATCCGAATTTCTGCGCCTCACGAACGTGTTGCGGCGCAACTGCTAGCGGTGCCAGCATCAAAACGGGCTTTCCGATCTGCTCTGAAACTACTCTTGCCCATTCTAATGCGACAAAGCTTTTCCCAAGTCCTGTATCCAGGAACGCGGCACCCCCGCCTACACCGAGTAGAAACTCGGTCACGTCACGCTGATAGGCAAACATGCCTTCATGTAGTGACGGAATAGACGACAGGCCGCGCAGTGGTGCATCAGCGCTTTTACGCGCCAACAACTCTGCGTAAGACATATTCTCTCCTCGTGCTGTGGTAACCCGCCAGTTGGTGGCTGGCGGGGTGGTTGCTATAAGTGAACAGCGATTCTTCTTCGGCGTGGGGCCTCAATGGAAAAGTTGAAGTATTGGGCTATCGGCATTGCATCTACATGGGCCCTGCTGGCATTTGTTGCATGGCACTATGAGAGCACATGCGGAATGTTTCTGAGTGGCGCTTGTTTCAGTGCCTATTTTGAAGGCGCTAGATGGATACTTTTACTTAAGTGGGTTGAACCTTATCAAACATTGATTGGCGGGTCCTTAGCTCTAGGAGCTGGGGTCTTTGTGTTGGTAAGCGCTCGAGAACAAGTTAGAGCATCGGAGCAAACCGAAAACAAGCGACGCAAACAAGCAGCGATCATTAGCTGCGCAAATGTTTCCTCCGAGTTTTATGATCTGATATCTGATCTAAATAAGCACCAAAACCATACACGCCGCACTTACGGTGTTAATTACAACTCGACAACAAAAATGTTCAACCTGAAAGCTACTTCATCCGCCCAGCTTAGCGTAATCAACGTTGATCTCTCCAAAAAAGCGTATTATTACTATCGCGCGTCTCAGACACTACTTGTAAATAGTTCCTATTCATTGTTAGATTACAGTAAAGCGAAAGCCCATTGCTTAGTTTGGGCCTATCTTTTAAGGTATATCTCACAAAACCTATCTGACGACGCAACATTTCAGATCGATCAAAGCCACCCAATACCATTGAAGGAGCTAAAAGAAGAGGCAATTAGATCCGGCATTCTGTTACGATTGGTCTTGCGAGATTACCCATTTATCGAACAAAAAACTGACTCAACCTAGTTACCGCGCCACCCTTTCCTCACGCACATTGAAGCCTGGCACCTGCCGCATACCGGCGCGCACGGTTTCTTCGGCCATTGCCTGTACAACAGCTTTGAAACGCTCTGGCGCACGGCCGTATGCCCAATCAAGCGCAACGCCTTCGTCGACCAGATCGCAATGCCATACCGAACGAAGGCCAGTGCCAGTCGTTGCTGCCTTGTCTTCACGCTTCGCCCAACGGTCGGCCTGTTTCGCTTCTTTGACCAGTTCCTCTGCCTGCTCGCGTGCTTCCAGATTGCCCTTGCTTGCTTGCATAGCTTCATGCGCTTCACGAATGACGTGGTCAGCTTCTTCTCTTGCCCGCCGAGCAGCCGCTTCCTTTTCAGCAGCAACCTTATTGCGCCATGGAGTCAGTAGCCCTTGAAGCACTTCCTTGCCAAGCACGACCTTGCCTTTGCCTGATGTCTTAGTATTGCCGATCAGCTTGTTGTAACGCGCCTGGATTTCAGTTTTGGCGTCGTCGTGCGGCTTAGCCTCTTCTTTTCGAACTTCTTCGGCGCGCTTTCCAGCCTCATGCAACTTGTCATGGAGCTCGGTCACAGCGTCGGCGAGAGCCTGATTGTCGATGGCTTCGCCGTCCGCGAAGTTTTTCGCCTCGTCGAACAGTTCTTCGATTTCCTGCTTGATCTCTTCATATGCAGAGGTCGGCGGGTTGTTGTGGCCCATCCCTCTGGCGTTATACGGATCGTAAGTTTCTGCATTATTCATTTGATGCTCCTCGTGTGGTTGGTAATGCCGATGGTGCGGCACTATAATAAATGGTGTGTTAATGGGTGGTCGTGCAACGCATCATCGGCAAAATTTTAGAATTATCTTTGGAACCTTTTTAAGCCCTTCCGCATTTGTATACCGACATTAACGTCTAGATTTCATTAGGAGAATTCACATGCGTCGTATTCTGTTGGCTGCTGTCGCTACGGTTGCACTCGCTTCTTTTGCAAACGCTCAAACTGCGACGACAACCGAAACTGAAGTGTTCGTTAGTGCGAAGCCGACTGATGTGATCACTAACAACATCCTGAACCTGGACATCGTTAATTCTAAAGATGAAACCATCGGCAAAATCCAGGATTTGGTAATTTCTGATGGTGCGCTGACTGGGTATATCGTTTCAGTTGGCGGTTTCCTCGGCATTGGTGAGAAGTATGTTGTAGTGGCACCCCAGAACATTGAGATTCTTTATTCTGAGAATGACAAGAAGTGGTCAGCCAAGATGGACACGACCAAAGAAGATCTCGAAAAGGCCCCTGACTTTAAGTATGAAGGTCGTTGGGCGAAGTAATTCCTAACCAGTGATTACCAAAAGAGCGGTCTTCGGACCGCTCTTTTTAGAACGGTATTTCGTCGTCTAGCATCTCCGAAAGGCCTACCGACACATTGTCGTTCGCAGGCTCCGGAGCGTTGTCATTGTCTGCTTCAAGACTAAGGCCTGCCCGCACGTCTTTCACATTCCAATATTTACCATTCGGAACGACGCTTATTTCGTCGGTGGTAAGCAACTCGCGCTGACGCTCAAGCCATTCCATGACTGTCTTTGGAAACGGCCGCTGGCCTCCGTGCTGCGTCCACCATCGATGCGCCTTGGTTTGTGCGAAACCAGTATGCTGAGGGCAAAGCCATTCATTGATCTGCGTATAGCCAGCGATGTAGCTGCACTTGACCGACGGTGGCTTGTCGCCCTTACCTTCGTGGAAATGAAACGTCCGGCCGGTCACCTTGCGCCATTCTGCCTCGGCAGTGCTGACAATCGGAACGTCAGCGGCTTGTCGGGTTAGCTTCTCGTCCTCGTTAGGAGGGAAGTCATAGCCGCAGCATGGACACTTCATCAGCGAGATGTGCACCTTCTCACCGCAACCGACCGCCCCATTGCCGTCAGGTACGGTTGGGCAGATCTTGATTGGCGGCTCGCCAGTGCCAGCGCTTGGCGCTTTCGGCTCGACCATGTCGACAGGGCCATGCCGGTCGACGAGTTTCGCGAAGTCGAGTACCAGGCAATTCTTCTTTGGTCCTGCCGAGATAGCAGCAAGCCGCTCCTCAACCGTATCTAGTGGCGCACCTGCCTTGTAGAGCGGACGAGTGCCACGGCCGGCCATCTGTACGTACAAACTCAATGACAGGGTTGGGCGCATAAATGCAATTAAATCAACGCCCTTATGATTGAATCCTGTGGTAAGAACTGAGTTGTTCGTCACACACTGGATGCGGTACGCTTTGAAGTCCTCTAGTATGCGGCGGCGTTCTTCCTTCGGCGTATCGCCCGTTACGGCTTCACATGTAATGCCGCGTGATCTGAATACGTCGCGCACGTCCAGTGCAGCTTTTACGCCAGCACAGAAACAAAGCCAGGAGCGACGATCAGTGCCCTTTGCAATGATCTCAGAAACCACAGCATCATTGAGGTCGGTTCGGTTAATCGCTTCCTCTAGCGCGCGCTGCTTGTAGTCGCCCCCGAGCCTTCCTACGCCTTTGACGTCGTATTCTGTAGCGGTTGGCTTGCTCGTTAGCGGAGCAAGGAAGCCATCACGGATCCCGTCAGCAACGCCGTATGTGTAGACGATCTGGTCAAACAGGCGATCTGCGCCTTCATCTAATCGACCGCTATCCAACCGATAAGGCGTGGCAGTCAGTCCGAGGATTTTCATATCCGGATTAACCTCAAGCAGCGCGTCAATGAACTTGCGATACATCGTGTTGCTGTTGACCGGGATGAGGTGGCACTCGTCGACCATAAGCACGTCGACGTGACCGATTTGCTGCGCCTTATTATGAACAGTCTGAATGCCAGCAAACACGATCTGACTGCGAGCGTCACGACGGCCAAGGCCAGCTGAATAGATACCTGCAGGCGCGAATGGCCAGACGCCCAGCAATTCCAGATAATTCTGTTCGATCAGTTCCGCGACGTGCGTAACGACCATCACGCGCATATCAGGCCAGCCCTCGACAAGGCGCTGGATAAGTGACGCCATAACCAACGACTTGCCGCAGCCGGTCGCAAGATCAACAAGCGGATTACCTGCCTCCTCTTGCCAATAGTCGAAAACGGCGTCTATTGCTTCTGACTGGTAGTTTCGTAAGGTTAGCATGTTGGGGCGTTACCTTGTCTGATAAAGAGAAAGTAGAAAAAGAAAACGAGCAGTTTTCTTCATCGATTTTGTACGTGGCGACTGCGGTCTACGTCGGTGTTTGCGCGATGGTCTTCGGTGCGCTCTATGCAAAGCTGCCGACCTTTGGGGAAGCGTTCTTGGTGCTTATGAAGGACTACGGAACGATCCTTGCGGGCATCCCGGTTTTGGTTGCTGTCGTGGTTGCCAAGCAGCAGTTGGATGCAAATAGACGACAGCATGTGGCGACGGTAAAGCGTTCACTGAAAGAAGAACTAGATAATCTAGATAGACTCAGAGAGATTTATCGTTCTGTCGCTTTTGCTGAAAATTCCTGGTCTACCAAAATAGGTCGAATATCGAACTCGAACTATATTCAATATCCCAAAATATCAGAGGAAGAAGTTTATAAAATAACTCGTCAATTTCCCTTTGAACTACGTCAGAACGCTAGACTGGCTGCTATCTTTGCGAACAGAGTTAACAAACTAACAGAAGACGGAGACTACAAATCCGATGAATTTCTTAGCGAGAAATCTTTACTGACAAACGCATTGATATACTTTAATTCATCTATTGATCGCGAAGAAGACCGCCTCTCCCAATACTGGTCCTAACCCTTATAGCCATCCACCCAAACCTCTCCCGACTTCATCTTATAAGTGATCGTCTCGGCCTCCTTGTCGACGTCGATCTGTTCGCCATTCACCATGCCCGGTAGGTAGAGATGAGCTGGGCACCCGTCGCGCTGTTCGTCGATCGACAATGGCTTTGCCCATCGCGCGCATGAGATATGGCAATCTCCGCCGCTTTCAGGCTGAGCATGAAGGCAAGTTCGGCAGTTCACTCGCGGCTGTGCATCGTGATGACAGACGGCCTTGTGCTTGCAAAACATGCATCCGAAGAACTCCGGGTTTTCGCTAATTCTGCTCGATGGAGTGTCCGAAAATACGATGCGTTCGCAGCGCGCTACCAGCCGAAGGCAGAATTCCAGATCGTATTCGATGCGCTCTGAATAAAGGCTGTCGCTGTCCTTGCATGAGACAAGATAAAGGCACCGGCTCAAACCGAAGGCATGCATTCCAAGCTGGCACTGCGCATAGTGCAACGGCTTTGCTTTCTGACAGCCGCCCTTAACAATCAGCGCGAAGCCCTTGGCATTGCTTGATTTAAACTCTAACAGGTGTTCTGTCTTCGACGCCTCCGGCACATTCATTGCCTTGCCGTCGCACTTGCCGCGCACAAAGCCAGATACAAGCCGGATCTTGTCTTGCTGCCCGTATACGTCGACGCCGATGCGCTCGAGATCAGCAACGAGCCGATCTTCTTCGATATTACCCGTTTCAAACAAGCGCAGCTGGCGTCCGCTATGGACTTCGCGGGCCGAGGCCCACCTGAAACCGTACCAAAGCGCCCTGTCGCATTCCGTGCCAGCCTCGCCCACGCTGATGCCCCACGAGTCCCAGGATTTCGCCTGGGCCTCGTAAGCAGCATAGATCGCGCCGACGGTTGTCGATTGAGGTTTGGGGAGTGGGGCCACGGTCTAAACCCGCATCGGCATAATTACGCACCTATATCCCGGCTGACCGGCCGACGTGATCAGCGCAGGCGAGCCGGAGTCGGCCATCGACATCGTGATTTCATCCGCACCAAACGCCGCCATAAGGTCGGTGACATACTGACCATTGAAACCGATCGTCAGCGGCTCGCTGCTGAAGTTGACCTCCATTTCCTCAGTTGCATCGCCGCGATCTGGATTAGCGACATTCAGTGTCAGAGCATCCGAAGCAAATGAGAACCGAACGGCCTTACCGCGTTCGCTTGCGATAACCGACGTTCGGCCGACAGCTTCGCGTAGTGCTTTTGCCGATAGTGTAGCTACACGCTCCGATGGCTTTGGAATAACGCGCTCGTAATCCGGATATGTGCCGTCGACGAGTTTCGACACGATGACAGTCGAGCCGCTCTCGACCATCACCTTGTTTGACGACAGCGAAACTGACGCGACGCCGGTCGGCAGCAATGAGAGCAACTTGTTAGGCAGAATGACCGGAGCAAACGTGGCTTCCTGCTCAATGCGTGTCGATGCGAGACGATGCCCGTCTGTCGCCGTGGCAACGATATGGCCGTCCTTTGCTTCCAGAAAGACGCCGCAGAGGTAATACCGGGTTTCTTCGGTGCTGACAGCGAACTGCACTTCCTGCACGAGTGATGCCAGATCGACTTCGATTGTGGTGTCGAAGCTTCCGTGACTGAAGGAAGGGAAGTCAGCAGCTGGCAATGTATCTAGTTTGAAACGGCTCTTTCCAGATTTAACGACCAGATGATTGCCGTCGGCTTCCAAGTTAACGTCACTTGTGGCGCGCTTGGTAATATCCAGAAGTAGCTTACCTGCAACCGTGACAGTACCTTCCTGGCTGTCCAGAACCGGCAAGCTGGTGCTGATTTCCAGATCAAGATTAGTGCCGGTGATGCCCAGCTTTCCTTTGTCCACGGACAAAAGCACGTTGCCAAGAATTGGAGTTGTCGTTCTGGCCTCAACTGCCTTTGTCACGGTCGACAAGGCGTGCGCAAGCTGCGCTCGATCAAGCGTTACCCGCATGGGTTTCTCCTCGTGTTGGTGGTAGGCGCGGCTGGTGACCGCGCCGTGGTTGGTTTTAGGCTGCTAGAGGCCAGCCGTCTTCATCAAGCTCAGGCGGAACAAATTCGATGCCATTGAGATCGGCAAGTTGTTCAAGCAGCGCTTCTGCATTGCCCGGCATGTTATCGTTGGCCGGTTGCACCCAAGGTTCACTTTCGGCATCCTCAACAGTAAGTGCCTTGATGGCCGCCTCAATGGTGAAAGGTTTGTCCTCATTTCCGAGCACAACCTTGTCACCGTAAGCGCCACCGATCTGGTCCTTCAGGTCTTCCCAAGTTTCGATCTTCACGCCACGAACGACCAAGGCAACTTTCATGATGTCGCCTTTCCCGATGGTGTAGCCACGCTGTTGATATTTCAGGACGCGGGTAGCTGACGCTAGTGGATAGCGAGTGCCAGCATTGAATTTCAGAAAGCGCTGGCTGTTGTGCTTCAGAAAGTCAGGATGAAACGCAAATCCGGAATCTGGACTTTTGGCGCCTGCATCCAGATCCACCGCTCCCATGCAAACGGTAAAATCAAAGGCGTCAAAAATAGACTGGGCACTTGGGAAGAAGTCAAAATACATCAGCTGAGCAATATTGTTGCTCTGATCGGTGAAGGTCACGGCGCGCTTACTGGCAGCCACGCACCATAGGCCTTCCTCATACGCGTCATAAATAGCTCGCTCGAATGCGCGGCGAGATTTGAAATACAAATCGACGTCATTTATGTCAGTACCGGTAAATACGCTCGTTACTGCGCCGCCAGCAACAAACGCACCGTCGAAGCGTATTGGAAGCGCACCATCGATCTGTCTGCGCTCGGATTCGTATGCCATACAAAACTCCTCGTGTTCGGTTCGGTGGGCTACCGGCGCGAAAGCACCGGCAGCTTTTTGGTGCTTACTTAGACCAAGGACGGCTTCCCGCAGCTTTTGCAGGCTGCGATGGCTTGTTGTTGTTTGCCGCTGCAGGGCGGTTGTCATTGGCTGATCGCTGCGCTGCCGCCGCAGGCTGTTGAGCGTCAATGCTCGGCTCAGGCACGTTGTTTTCGTCAGGGAAGAAGTATTTCTTGATCTCGGCGCGCGCGGGATACTGCCCGTCCTTTGAAGGTTTGCCGAGGGCCACTCGCACCGTGAACGACTTAAAGAGCAGGTCGTCGGTGTCTTCTACCGAGGACATCTCGAGAGCGCGGCAAAGGCTGGCAAATTGCCTTTGACCAATTTCTTGCGCGGTCGGGTTTTTGTTCTCGATGTTGTAGTTGTTGAACAGCTTGCGTTCGGCGTATTCAGCGGGCTCGAGCACCTTCAACGTTGTTTTCAGGATAGTGCCGCTACCGGTCGAAGTCGGCACCACGTCGGCCGCCTCGATTTCCATCTTGTATGTGCCGTTCGGCAGCTCGGAATAGTCCGACTGCGTCGTGTCGTGTTGGGTGGCGTCAAACGCCGTTCCAAGTCTTGCCATTTGTTAGTTCCTCGTGTTGGTGGTGTGGTTAGTGCGCAGATTAAGACTTTGCGCGAAATACAGTGGGTCGGAGAAACCCACCGATGAATCCAAGCGCAGCGCCAATCTGCCAAAGCGACAAGTGACCAGCATTGACGCCCAAAGCGGTGAAGAATGCCTGCACAGTTTCAGTGAAGAAGAAACCGACCACCCATCCCGAAAACGCGCCAAATAGAACGCCGATCAGCGGTGCAAAGAAAAGGATGGCGGCAACCGTAACCAGTCCTGCTAGTGCTTTTTCCATTATGCGGGTTCCTCTTGTTTAGTAACGGACGCAAAAAGGCTGGGAACAGATAGTTTGTCGCGAGCGTACTCACGTGCTTTTTCTTGTGCCGCTATGCGCTCGTTGAAGTCCTGTTGAATTTCTTCGCACAATTGAGCTAAACCAGACGCAAAATTGCTTGTATTTCGACGCCAAGTTCGATCTTTTCCGCGGTAAACAATCCCGTGAGGGCCTACAAAATGATACTTGGTTGAAGTCAGAATGCTTTCTGAATCGGGTTTCAATGCACCAGAAAGAAGCGCTCGGATTGCCATCTGATGGACAGGTTCTCCAAACTTTAGCTGCATAGGATTTGGACTGAACCACCCCATCACGCAGCCTCCTGCAGCGTGACCGGCCAGTATTTCGCCAGCTCGGTGAAGCCCTGCCCTTTGCGGTATGGAACGGCGTCGGGCATTGAATACCGGTTCTTGGCGTTGAAGCCTGCGCCTTCATTCAGATGGATCTGGCGCTCTTTGCCGCCCTCGGCATGGGCGACCTTTGTCTGGCGCGCGACTTCCTTTTCCTTGATGGAAACACGGTAGTTCATGAACGCCACAACGTCAGACTTTTCGCGAACAAGTGCATTGGCGCGCTTATGCAGTTTCGGCTGGTACCTCGAATAAGGATCTGTCGTCGGGCTGTCGAAGCGCACAATCTCGGGATGGGCGAGGATGACCACATAAATGCCAGCTTGAGCGAGCGCCGACAGCGCTGACATAAGCTCGTTCCATTCGGTGTCGGCTTCCACGTAGCCTTTACCGAATCCAGCCTCCTCAATACTATTGATACCAAGGCGGGCACATGTAGCAGCCCAGACAAGCGGTTCGAGGCCGTCGGCACTGTCAATAATGACGGTGCGCCGATCATGCTCGACGGTCAACAGCTCGCCGATAATGTTGAGCAAGTCGTCGAAGCTTTCAATCGTGCCTGGCGTTGCCATTTCGATATCAGACGGCGGACGCTCGCCTTCTGTGGCCAAATAGATCGGGTCTGGAAACTCAGCGGCAAGGCTGGTCTTGCCGATACCGTCGACTCCATACAAAAGCATGACTGGCGGGTCGTTTCTCTTAGTAGATTTGAGGCTTGATAGGCTGATAGCCATAAGTGACTCCTCGTGTGTTCTGGTCGGTAGTGGTGTTGGCGGGACAAACCCCGCCAAGTTTGCTTATTGAAGCTGAAGCATTGGAACGGAGCCACTTGGCAACATCGTGGTCGGAAGCTGGCCGTTCCACTTCTCGGCTTGTGTCAGTGCCACAAGGCCGGGATTCTCGCGAAGTGCGTCGCCGCGCGCCTTAATAGATGCCGCTTCTGCGTCACCCTTGATCCTTATTGCCTCGGCTTCTGCTTCTGCCTGCGCGCGCACAGCGTCAGCATTCGCCTTTGCTTGGGTTACCGTTATTTCAGCCTGCACTTTTTCGCGTTCAGCATTTTGACGAAGTTTTTGCACTTCAACTTCTGCAAGCATGCGTTGCTCGATGCTAGCTTCGTATGCGTCGGAGAAGTCGATATTCTCAATCTGTACGCTGTCGATGATGACCGGGCCTTTCACGGAGTTCTGAATGGCTGATGCCACTTCAAGATTTAGGCGTGAACGATCCTGAATCGCTGCAACGGCTGTGAATTGACCGAATACGGTCTTTAAGTCTTCATTCACCCGCCGATCTACAAGACGAGACAAGAGGCCTTCTTCACCGCCGTAGACACTATAGACTTCTGTGACTTGATCGGCAGGGATTCGATAATTGACTGAAAGAGATAAGACCGCTGATTGCTGATCCTTCGAATAGGCTGGAACTTCTGTGTAAAGCTGCGCACGCGACTGCACGGAGACCTTCACCACTTCCTCAATCCATGGCAATTTAAAGCCTAGCCCCGGCTGAGCAGTCCCTACGAGGGCTCCGTTACGAAGCAGAACGCCACGCTCACCTTGGTCGATGGTGTACCATGAGCTGAATGCCACTGTTAGCGCTAAGACGAAAGCAAAAAGCCCTATAATAGGTGCGAAATTGCGCATCATTTACTCCTCATTTTTTCGGATGATTGTTTTATTGACGATCTGGACGATGCCGACTGCGATGATGCCGGATAGTACAATGCCGCCGATTAGGGCAAGAGCGCTCATAGGAATTTCAATCCTATAACGATAGTTAGTAAAAGCAGTGATCCTATCAGCCAGATTGGAGCGGACATGGATAAAGTGGGGAACCAAGGATAGGTCATTGGCCACCCCACAAATAAAGCAAGCCGTAGAACGGCAGAACTGCATTCCAGAAGATGAGACCTGCCACGATCAGCAAGAATCCAAGGGTAAAGCCCGTCAGAGCTAGAGAGCGCGCAATCTTACCGGTGCCATTGCCGGCTGACGTGACAGCGTTCACAACAACACCCACGAGTAAAAGCCGATGGCCAGCGCTAAAGCTGCGACAACCGCCAGCCCCATGACGAAGCGATCACCAATGCCCAGAGTAGTCTCGCTGGACAAGATGCGGTCGTCTTCGACGACGTAGTCTTTGAAGGGGCTCATAGGCTTGCCTCCGTCTCGTCTATGTACTTACGAGCACCGTCGAAAGACAATCGTTTTGATATTTTCACACTTGCAAGACAGAGCATTCCGATAATCGCACCCACCCATTGCAGTGCTACACTCTGCAGTAGGATTCCGATGCCAATTAGCCCGAGAAACAACGCGAACGTACTGGCATCACGCAGCCAAGATTGCAGTACAGTTTCATGAAGGATTATGATTTGTGGCCGATCCTTGGAAGTTGAGCTTGTCATCACGCTACTCCCCTCGTCTTTGTCGTTTTGGTCAGTTTTACTTTCTTGGTGAAATCGACCGGAATGACATTGTCTTCTTCAGTTCCTACCTCAGAGCCACCACCGCCGTCGCCATCATTAGCGGGTGGTTCAACTTCGAAACGCGAAACTTCGATCGTCCCAAGGCCGGTGCCTGGTATCCAGAACCGCACTGTGAGGAACATGCAGCCGTCTCGATCTCCGATAATGATGCCCTTCCAGCCTGTCAGCTTGTGGGTCACAATTGAGCCGGGTAGGTCCCAGCATTCGCCGCATTCGCAAGTCACGCTGCACCCCGCTTCGTTCTGCTGAAGGACACAGGAGCGTTCGAAACGTACCGACCGTCTTTAAGGACGGCGGTGTCGCGGGCATGCAGCTTCTGCGCGGCTGTGCGATAAGGCTTGCGGTTCGTCGTATCCCGCTCACCAGTCCGCGTGAATTTGGTTTGGTAAGCCTTGTGTGGCTCACGCAAGTTGTGAGATTTCATTGATATTCCTCCTCTCAGGAGGTTGATCTGTGGCCGGTGCAGAGCAGCACCGCCGTCGTGCCTTAAAGGCTAGTGGACTGTGGCGCCATTCAATGCAGCAGATCCGATAAACGGGCCGTCCAGAACTGTAATACGCGGCATCGCGATAAAGACATCGCGACACGTAGATGAGCATGAGCCTCGGTTGGTGCGTCGTTTGACAACAACGCCTGCGCTCGGCTCAGGAGGCTTAGACTGCTGTGCGCGTTCAGCCAGTAGTGACCAGACGTGCCCTTTGGTTAAGCCCATGATTGATGCAATCTTGCTGTATGCTTTTCCTGCATTACGGTGGCTTCGCGCCTCCGCCTGCAAGACAGGTCTGCCTTGTAGCTGTGGTTGATTCATAGCTCCTCGTGTTGGTTAGTATTGACAAATGGCATTGGTGAAGCCATCTGTCTTGTCGGCTGGGGTGGTACCCGGCAAGGAACGTCAGACTTTGGAAGCGGCGAAAGCCCTCCTCGTGTGGTCTGGCTATTACGAGGCGGAGCGAGCAGCGGGTGGTGCCGGCTCTTAAACTCCGCCTTTAAAGTTTTCAGCATTCGGGAACGCCGAAACCGCCACTGACCCTATTCAGGTCAGCAGCGCCCTATTGATCCTATGGCGGCACCTCAACGAGAGCCGGTTCGCTTCTTTTGGCGGAATTGGTCATTTGCTCTCTCCTCAGTTTCAATTGCGCTTCAGCGCGGTGTCTATCTATTGAGTGCCGATATCCTTGGGAGGATGTTCTCTGGCATCATGAGGTAGGCCCTCCTTCGAAATGTCCAGCGTCTTATGCGCCGGTTGATGAAACCTATATATGACAGATTCGCATACTTGTCAACACGTGGTGACATTTTCGCACGTTACATTTTCACAACAATATGCGAAAAGCGCATCATGGATAAAGATTTCGCGCAGCGCCTTCGTTCGGCGCGTGAACTTAAAGGAATGAGTCAGGCTGACCTTGCCGCTCTAATTGGGCGCGACAAGTCGTCGATCAGCCTTCTGGAAGGCGGGAAGCGCGGCGCAAGCGTCGACTTTGTCGCCCGCTTGGCTCGTGCGCTGGATCTTAATGAGGATTGGCTTGCTTTTGGTAACGGCGAGATGGCCGCCACATCAGCTAAACCAATATCTGACACCTTCAAACCGACTCTTATCCCCGGCGATCAGCTCGTAAGCCAAGAACGTGGCTTGCCCGTTTATGCTGCGGCGAAGGGCGGCGATGGACACGTCATCATCACCTTTGATCCAATCAGCTATATGAAAATGCCTGCAGTACTGCAGGGTGTTAAGGGTGGCTACGGCCTTCTATTGTCCGGGGAATCAATGGTTCCTGCCTATCGCCCCGGCGAAACCGCACTCGTAAACCCGAATTTGCCGCCAGTTCGTGATGAAGACGTAATTCTTTATCACACCAGTGCAATGGACGAGAACGAAGCGATCATCAAACGACTCGTCGGCTTTAATGATCGCGAATGGATGTTAGAGCAGTACAACCCGCACAAGGAATTCAAGGAATTTCGAGCTGATTGGCCTGTCTGCCATCGCGTTGTCGGGAAATACAACACTCGTTAAAAACTAGCCACTAGCTACAGCTTCAAGCGCGCTATCAGGTATACGCCCGATAGCAGCGATGATCTGCGTCTCATTATTCCATCTGTATAAAGCAAGGACGGCAGGCTTTTCGCAAGCTAAGCGATGAGCCAGCCTCAGCGCGTGATCTTCTGTATCTACTTGGATAGGAGCATCGGGAATTACCCCCCACCTGCCCTGAGAGAACCCTAGCACAATAAACAACGGAAACATGACACCTCATACACGCTATTCCTAATTTAGGATTTCATCATATCACGAACATTTCAAGAACATTATTCACACTTGGTTAACTCTGCGGATTCTGATGATGTGTTTTTGTCATCATCAATGTTGACATATGATGACGGATAGACATATAAAGGTGACACAACAGCACGAAGACAGCCTCACCAGCTTGATCTGCTGAACCAACCCACACGAGGAGTACCAATTATGACTACAGTTTCACCGAGAAGAAGAAGATCGCCAGCGCCTCGCAAGAACGAAGTAATCGGCGGCGGGTTCTTTGTTTTTCGCCGCGGCAAGAAAACGGGACGCGTAGCTCCCGGCTCTAACATGCCGTATGAACACGGATCTTTCGAGCAAGCCTTGGCTGAGGCGACGCGCCTCGCCAAGCTATTTCCAGGCGAAGTTTACGAAGTTTTCCAGACCAGCGGTGCAACAGCTGGTCCTATTGAAGAAGTGTCCAGCAAAGAATCCGCTTTGGTGCTGGAGGCTGCTTAATATGTCCACCCCGTCCATTGATCTGCAGGACGCACCTCTGCCAAGAGGACAACGCGCCATCGTGGAAGCACTTGCTTCCGTTCATCCCCGCCGTATGTACATCAACGATCTGGTTGACAATGTTTACCAGCTTGACCCAAACGGCGGGCCTGAGAACGCGCATCATACTGTTCTGATCCAAATTCACTATCTCCGCAAGATTCTACCCGCTTACGGCTGGACGATTCCAAAGCGTCAGCGGGGTGTTGAGCCAAACGGCTACTATCGCCTTGCACCGGTAGCGAACGACAATGTGCAGCAGGAAAGGAGCGCAGCATGAACCGCGCCCTACTGGAAATGCTCGCCGATATGGAACCAGACCTGCAGACCGACGTGCATCGTGCAGGCAATGATGAGCCGATGCGGCGCCCGGATCACCGCGCAAAGAAGCATGCCCGCCCAATGCCTTGGATACGGTACGCAGCGCGTGAAGCTGTTGAAATGACGGTTATCATTGGATTTTGCGTTGTTGTGGGCGTCGGCGCGATGGGTCTCGTCGTCACTTGATTTACCGCGAAAGATAGCGACGGGGCGCTGCGCCCCAGGATTTCCCAACCATCGACGATCCGAGCGTTTTCACGCCACGGGTCGTCACGCTTACCAAAACCACACGAGGAGCACTTATTCATGTCTAACAGACACACGCACATCCTTACCGCCGACGAGTTCATTGCTCAGGGCACCACAGTAGCAGCAATCCTTTCGATTGCCCGTTGGTACCGCGTGAGCGACCCGGCAACCGCCGCAACAATCAAAGACATCTCATATGATGTATCGCGCAAAACGGGCGAGAAGATCCGTATGCGCCGCGTGCGCCCAGCCAACGACAATCGCCGTCCTTTCAAGCGGAGGGCGGCGTGATGGCCTACCTGAAAGACATTGAACAGGCGGTCTACGAGGCCGATAGCGCACCTAATTGCACCCCGACCATACCAGAAGCAGCAGTGCAGAACGCGCTAGACGCGTTTGAAAAGACCGCAACAACACGTGATGGCGTCATCGCTGCCCTCACCGCCGCTCTCCCCTTTCTCACTGGCGTTACGGTCAAGAAGCTGGAGTGGACGGAAGAAACATATTCAGTTGAAGATAGTGAGGTAATCGGCTGGACAGCCGACACCAAGTTCGCGACGTACTATCATATCAAAATTAAAAGTGACGGCTTCCGGGTTTATACTGACGGAACAATGATTGGTGTTTTCTCGTCCGAAGAAGCCGCCAAAGCCGCAGCACAGGCCTACTATGCAGCTCGCATCTTGTCCGCAGTGGAAGCAACGGAGACGATTGAAACCTATTATGCACGTCAAATCGAATGGTCAAAGAAGACCTTTGGCCCTGCGCTGCGTACTCTTGGTATTCTCGAACATATCCGCAAGGAGTTGAAAGAGATTGAAGCCGAACCTCACGACCTGTCCGAATGGATTGATGTTGTCATTCTGGCAATGGATGGCTTCTGGCGACATGGTGGCAGCGTCAACGATCTAATGCCGCTCCTTCTTGCCAAGCAGACAAAGAACATGGCCCGTGATTGGCCTGACTGGCGCACTATGTCGGAAAACAGTGCCATTGAGCATGACCGATCCAAGGATGATGAACCATCGCCGCGTGTGCAGGCGTTGGAGGAAGGCGACTTAGCTGATCTTCGCAACCTCATTAATTACGCGAAGAAAATCGGACACAAAAGCTTTCCATCGATGTCGATCTTTGACGATTTTGTTCTATCGGTGGAGGGCGCAGAAAAGATTTTCCACACCCTCTCTCAAGGCACAAGCTCAGAGCGTGCGCAGGCGTTGGAGGATACTGGAAACCCTGTAAATTACGATCATGCAGAGGCCATGCAGGTACTGGCAAAGTGCGCTTGCAAGGTTTGCGGCGGAACTGGTGAACGCAATGACGCTGACTGTGGCGATATGTATTTAAACACATGGGTTTGTGATGGATGTGACGGGCAAGGATGGGACCGGCAGGCTTATTTTGAAGCTTTCCCAGAAATCCGCGCCCTGTCTCACCCTGTATCTCCTGACATGGGCGTAGAACGGCCTGTAGAGGGTGGGTGCAGTAACCTTGAACATTTTTGGCGTCCAATTTCAGAAGCCGATAAATCCATAACATTCAATCAAGATTTTGATCTTGGTGACGGCGAGAAAATGACCGTTCGGAGCTCGGATGATTATTGGGTTCGCGATGATGACGGTCGCGTCTATCAGGCCACGTGGACCGATCACAAGGGCGGCTATTGGTGGGACATTGAAGGCGAAAGCCCTGTCGATCCGGTCGAATTTATGCCACACCCGCTTTCCCGACATAAAGCACCGGGGGGGGCGGTATGAGAAAGCTCACCACAGCACGATTACACGCCGCTTGTCGGCTTGCGCAGAAACACACCAAGACTAATCTCGAAATTAACCGACTTTTCGAGCAACGTTATGGCACGAGCTATAGCGAAATAGACGAGGACTGGATAATTGACAGCCTCGACTACGGCACGGGCAAGCTGCTCTCTTTGAAAGAGTGCGACAAGCTTATGGCTGAAAACGGATATCCGCCGCTCACCCACCCTAATGGAGGCAGTGATGCAGACGCTTAAGCCTTGCCCGTTTTGTGGGGGAACTAATGTTGACGTATCAAATACGTGGACACCGTCCTTTTGGGTGGAGTGCGACGATTGCAGCGCTCAGGTTCACGGTGAAAGCTTTCAAGGCCCGGAACGTAAAGATCGCTTTTCCTATTCCAAGAGCCCAATCAATTCGTTCGAAGCAACATTCGAGCAATTGCATCCAGAATACCAGTCTGCCGCCAAGTCAGCAATTGACGCTTGGAACACCCGCCCCGGCGCGCCTGTGGATGGGTTGGAGACGGTGGGGGCAACATACCTCGGGTATTTCTACTCCAAGGCTAATAGAGCCGTTTGGCCTGCTAAAGCCCATGAACTCGTCACCCGCTCGCAGGCCGTTGCCATCATTGCGGCGGAACGGGCAGCAATCCCAATATTGAAAGGCACTGCTTTTAAATCTGGAGATGGCTGGAAGGATACGACCAAGGAAGGCGAAGTCTGTTTCGTTTGGAACAAGATGCATCCAGCGCCTTATGAACCCGGCCAATATCCGCGTGTTGGCAAAGAACATTGGAGTGCCAGCGCTGAAAACTTCACCTTTGAATCAGCTTCACCGGACGAAGTTGTCACTTTGTTTTCCACTCTCATAGCCGACAAAGCGGCGCTGACTGCGCGGGTGAAGGAGTTGGAGGCTGAATTTTCTGCCCTTATGGGAAGCAACACCAATAATCTAACTGCGGCTGATCGTGCATACCTCATCGCTCATTTGTCTTGGGAGTTGGAACCTGTAGGCAAGCGCCCAAGCTGGAATATGCTTGCTATGGAGATCGTTCGACAGGGCAATAAACTGAAAGAAGTTGAAACCCTCGAAACCCAACTCGCGGCGGCGAAATCCGAAATCGCGAAAAACATTATCGAAAAGAAAGCATTTCTTGAGAACCGTGGATGGACTGTGGGAAAACGCAACCCTCAGCTCAATACTGACCATCCCGGTAAGTTCATGTGTGTCGAACCATTTGATGTATCGGAGTTGCCTACCAAAGATGGTGCAAATGGTCCGTGGTGTGTGGTTGGAGATGATCTGAACGTACTTGTGGCAGAAGCGTTCTGCTTCGTGACTGAGTTAGAGGCCAAGCCATGACCCTCATTGACAGACTATCCAAGCTGGAAGGGCCTGATAGGGAAGGCATGATCCGACAAGTTGTTTCTTATGGCTTCACCGAAAGTCAGGCAAAAATCATCGTAGACAACGATCTGCTCAATAAAGAACGCATCGCCATCTTGCGCGCAAAGGAGGCCAGCCGCCAAGCCCTGAAAGGCGGTGAGTGATGGGGCGATCTTTTAGTTTGGCCGATCACGAAGAGTGTGTTCGGAACACAGCAAAGCTTGTGGTCAGGTTCGGAGACGCCGCAATTCCTTTGTTGGAGCGTGCAGAAGCTGAACTTCTAGCCGCCCAAAGCCGAGAAGACGCCATTGCCCGTGCCCATGCAATACTCCGCGCAGCCTAGCTTTGCCATTTCAACTTGATAGACTCCAATAGTTCCCGTCGCCGCTTCATTTCGGCGCCATCGCCGTATTTAGGGCGTCCGAATTCATGTCCCATGAGGTCGGCTTGCATGCGATCGGATGCGCCCACGTTCTCAATTCGATCCTGAAAAGTATGCCGGAGCGAATATATTGTGTGCTTCGGTGACGGGAATAATTTTTTTGACCTCAAAAACTTATTGATAGCAGCTGACGCTGAATCTGATTTGTCAGCATATCGAGCAAACCCATCCGGCGCCTGTTGCATAGCCCAGAGTGCAACGCCTACCAAAGGAATACGGCGTACTGAATAGTCGGTCTTCTGTCGCCTGTCTTCGCGCTCAGCAACCTCTACATGAGGCACTTCATCATCCAAGCGAATGTCCTCGGGACGAAGATTGCACACCTCGCCCAAGCGCATACCTGTTTCAATCATTGTATATATAATGAGCCGTGCATCTTGATTGATGTCGTCAAGCGCACCGCGCTGCAGTAAGCGGTCCTGTACCCATTCGACCGAAAATGGCGGTCGCTTATCCAGTTTTGTCGCGTTGGTCTCTTTTAGGCGAATGCCCGCCCATGGTGCGCGAAAGTTGGTTTGAAGCGCATCGTCGATAACAGACAACATGCCTTTCATATCACTAAAGCTGCGGTTGGCGCTGTAAGCCTTAAGTTTCTCGGAAGCAATTTTATCTGTCCACCATTGGCGATATCGAAGCACGTCAGCGCGCGTAACTTCGCTTAACCGAATATCTTCGAGCAAGTCGCGAGCGTATTTAATCGCGCGTTCTCGAGATACCTTGTGTTTTGAAAGCTGGCCTTCAGATAGACCGGATAGTCCAGCCTGGTTGAATTTTTCATACATCTGCCAGACATTTGAGATGCGAGGGTTAGGGAAATCAACCAGACCAACAATTGCCTTCGCCGCAGACGGCTGCGTCTCTAAGACGTCTGCGGCGTGTTTCGCCCTCACAAAGAGCTCTTCATATGATCCTGATGCGATCTCCGACGCCGGTTTGTACGCAAAGCCCAGCGACTGTGCAGTTCGCACAGCAGCCTCGTAGCGCTCCCATTCCGGGCGATTGTCATTGCCTGATGACATTGCAGCCCAAAGACGCTCAATCGCGTCATGAACGCCCTGCGCCTTTTCCAGTGCCTCTTTATGATTCTTAGTTTTGAGGCTTACTTTTATGAAAGTGCGCTTGTCGTGATTCGACACTTCGATAGGCACGCGCCTATAGTAACGGTAAATTCCGCTCGGCTGTCGCTGCACATATTTCGTAATATCAACTGACAA